TGGTGCTATTTCTATAATAGAGGAGATAATATCTGAATTTAAACCAGATGTAGTAATCGAGTTGGGGACTAAGCAGGGTGGATTTACAGAAGTAATTCAAAAGTCTACGGAAGATAATGTAGATATATTCACATATGATAATAGGGCATACTCTGTTTATGGAAAGTTTAGAGATAATGTTTACTTTATAATAAATGATGTCTTAAAAGAACCCTTAAGGGATATAATAGACATCTGTAGCTCAGATAATAAAGTCCTTCTCTACTGTGATAATGGTAGCAAGAGAAGAGAGATTGAGCTTTACTCAAAATATCTAAAGAAAGGAGATATGTTAGGAGTACATGATTGGGGCACAGAAGTTTTCTCTAAAGATGTAATGAAATATCTAAAGAGATTTACATCAGTAAGGAGAGAAGAATTTAAAAATCGTGGTTGGAAAACCAGATTCTGGAAAAGGGGCTAAAATGATAACACCAGTTTTATATACTACTTTTAATAGGTTAGAGTATACAAAGAAGACATTGCCACCTCTAATTGAAAGTATGGAAGAATATGGAGAACTGTATATAATTGACAATGGTTCTTCAGACGAAACAGTGGAGTACCTCAAGACCTTTGAGGATGAAAAAGTTATTAAAAGGATTATTTACAACGAGAGGAATAGGGGAATAGCAGGTGCTATGAATCAGTTCTTCGATATTGTAAAAGGCGATTATGAATTCTTTGGTAAAGTTGATAATGATACTATTGTTCCAAAAAACTGGCTAAGAGATATGACAAGTGTTATGTATATGGAGAATGTCGACTTCATACAAGCCAAGCACTACTTTATGTCTTCTGATTATAGAGATTGGAATGATCTTATCTCTAAGTGCAAATACAGAGAAGTTTTTGGCCATAAATTAGTATATGTTAGACCGATAGGTGGCTCTGGAGTAGTTGGAAGGTTATCCAAAGTTGATAAACTTGATGAAGAACTCGGTGTTCTTATGGGCTGGTCTCAATACCAAAATTCACATGATATGTTAACCACTGCCTTCTATGAGGGAGTTTTTGTTGATATACTTGATATTGCAGACTATAATCTTCTTAGCGATGATGGGTTTGAGTATCATATTCAAACTGGAAGGATTGATATTAGTAATATTCCTAAGACATCAATACTTATCCCTGTAATACGTGAAGATAGAGTTGAAAAATGCATCCAAGCTATAAAAGATAATGCTCTTGTTCCAGAAGAAAAATATGAAATATTAACTCTTGTTGATAAGGATAGAGAAGGTTGCCCAAAGACCCTTAAGAAGCTTGTGGAGATGTCAAATTATGGCTTTATTATGTTCTTAGCAGATGATACCGTCCCTCAGAATGGATTTCTTGTTAGGGCATATCAAGCTATGGAAAAATTACCTGGTGGCTGGGGTCTTGTTGGCCTTAATGATGGTATAAATAATGGTGACGTTCTCGGAACTCATTGGCTGGCAAGTAAGACACTTCTTGACTATCTTGAGAATAGAGAGTTTTTCTATACAGGATATAAGCATACTCAATGCGATCTTGAGCTCACAGAGAAAGCGAAAGAATTAGGAAGGTATATTTGGGCAAAAGATGCAAGGCTTATTCATGATCACCCATTTAGAGATGCTCAATACATAGATGATGATTATAGAAAAGTCTATTCTGATGAGACAACGAGACATGATATAAAACTTTTTATTAATAGAAAAAAAGCAAGGGGTTATTTCAAACTTGGGATAGGATTCCCATTAACTGATATTAAGGTTTATTCATCATTTATGATTTCTTGGACTTTGATGCATAAACCTGAATATACATTGTTAATGCCTGCTTCGCCAGGCACTTTAGAAGTTATCAGGAATAATCTGGTTGTGCAATCGTTAAGGGAGTATTGCACCCATCTTCTTATGATGGACACAGATCAGACATATCCAGTGGATGTTGTCACGAAGCTGCTGAGTCATGAGAAGGATGTTGTGGCGGTTAATGTCCATAGAAGGTATCCGCCATTTGATTCAATATTGTATCGTGGAGAGCTTGGCAATTATCATCATGTACCAGATGATGAGTGCTTCTCAGGCAAGCTTATAGAGATCGATGCCACGGGTTGCGGGTGCATATTGTATAACACAGATGTTTTTCTTGATATACCTCATCCTTGGTTTGAAGTTTATAGGATGAGTGATGGCAGAGTTGTAGGAGAGGACATTGATTTCTGTAGCAAGATAAAAGACGCAGGGTATAATATTTATGCGGATACGTCCATTAAGGTTGGGCATATATCGACTATGGAAATAACCAGAAGCTTTTACGAACTCTATAAAAAAGTTAAAGGGTTGGAGTGGAGACCACCACCCGAACCCGCAAACCCAAGTAATCTTTAACTTGGAGGTGAAAGATGGCTGTAAAAGTTGGTTATAAGGGGAAAGTTGCCCTTGGAGCGGATACGATTGTTGGCATGGGCACATGGTCTATGAGTGGTATTACTGCTGATCAAATGGAATCATCTGACTTCGGAGACAACTGGAAACAGTATGAATTCGGTATGAAAGACGGTGGTCAGGTATCATTTGATGGTCTTCTCGACCCAGCAGATACTACAGGCCAACAAGCCCTACAGAAAGCCAACCTTGACAACACAGATTTGACAAGTCTAAGGCTTTATATTGATAACACTTCCTACTATGAGCCCTGTCAGTCTACAGGGTACTTCGCACCTGGTTCTTTATCTACAGGTCAGGATACGATTTATTCTTATGTCAATGTTACGTCTTATGATATAGGCTTGGATAAGTCTGGGCTTGGTACAATCTCTTTTACAGGGAAAGTATCAGGTGTCATGGTTTTGATTTAATGTAAGCATGTGCGGGATTAGGCACTAGGCAAGGGTGGCCCTGGTGTCCTTTATTATGGTTATAGCCCCTTCCATTTTAATCCCGCACATTACCCAAAGGGGCTTAACCTTTAACAATAAGGGGCTTGGATATCATGAAATTTGATCTTGAAAATTTAAACCCAGGTACATTCTTCCCATTTCCTGAAGAGGATGGTGAAGGTGGCGTAACGATTCGCTTGGCAAGTGGAGATGAGCTTACAAAGATTGAGAAAGCTTGTGTAAAGAAGAAATTTGAGTACAAGAAAAATCAGAGGTTTGAGGTCATTGAAGAGGATGATCAAAAAAGAAGCAAGATGCTTTGGGATTATGTAATCTGTGATTGGGAAGGAATCACTGATATGAATGGCAATGAGATTCCTTGTAATACAGCGAATAAGATCAAGCTTATGCAAAATTCAACAAAGTTCTCGACATTTGTAGGTGAATGTATATCTGTTCTTACTGAACAGATGGATGAATATAGGGGAGAACTGGAAAAAAACTTTTCGAGGTAGCCGAGAGGCTACAAGATAAGCCAGATTGTGATCTCTGTATAGAAACTTGGAAGATGTATGGTAAAACCCCTAAATGTGATGCTTGTATACCTGAGCTAATGGAGGGGAATGAGGAAGTTTTACAAGTCTTCCTAAGAGTTCAAGGGCAGCATATAATGGGTTCATCTGGCCCAGTTGACTTGAATTTCCAGTCTGTAGAGTTTGTGCTGAACCTAATGGGAGTAGAAAATAAGAGAGAAGTTTTTGAAAGAGTTCATAAAGTGTATAGGCATATTTTAGATTTACAATACAAAGAGGCTGAGCACAAGAAGGCTTTGGAGAAAGCCAGCCAGCCTAAAGGCAGGTTCAGGAAATGAGAGTTGGCGTAGCATATGTAGATGTTAGAGTCAACACTACACAATTTAGAACTGATTTAAATAATCTTGAAAATTTAGCTAGGGGTGCGACAACACGAGTAAATGCTGAACTATCAAAGATGGGTGTTGGTCTTTCTAGTGTTGGCACAGCAAGCAGAACAACGGCAGCTGGCATGGATCAGGTAGCAACTGCTGCTACAAGACAAAGTAAAAGCTTTACTGGTCTACTTCCACATGTTGCTGCTGTTACTGCTTCGTATATGGCTATGCGTACTGCTTGGAGAGGGCTTATATCTGCTATAGGGGCTGGCGTCGAATTTGAACAAAAGATGTCTGCTGTTAAAGCTATAACAAGATCAACAGAAGAGTCTTTTCAAGAACTTACTGTTACAGCAAGAACTATGGCTGCTCAGACAGTATTCACTGCTACAGAAACTGCTGAGGCACTCAGATATTTAGCTATGGCTGGATTTAGTGTACGTGAATCAATAGCTGCCCTGCCTGGAGTCCTAAACCTTGCCTTAATTGGCCAACTTGAACTTCAAAGAGCTACAGATATTGCTACTGACACTCTTCGTGCTTTCGGAATGGAAGCAAGCGACCTTGATAAAGTCGTTGATGTTTTTACAGCAACTATTACCAGAACAAATACAAATATTGAGATGATGGGGCAGTCTATGAAATTTGCTGCTCCAGTTGCTAAGAGTCTTGGTTATGAAATAGAGTCTGTTGCTGCCATGATAGGCATTTTGTCTCAATCTGGTATTAAGGCTGGTATTGCTGGTAGAACTCTCCAACAAGCATTTATTAGGACTATGGATGCTGCCAGAGGTCTTGGATTAGAAGTCGGCTCTAAGCTTATTGATGTCCTTAAGGCATACAATAAACAACAAGCTGTACTTGAAGGCCAGATAGGTAAGGTTGCTGCTCAAGAAAAGATTGCTATGCAGATAAAGAAGGACTATGGTCTCATAGCATTGAAGAGCATACTTGTTCTTAAAGACAATATTGATGCATATGAGAAGTTAGAAGAGGCAGCAAGGAAATCTTCTGGAGAAACACAGAGAGCAGTTGATATAATGATGCAGAATGTTGATTCTGCTTGGAAACTTGTAAAATCTGCTGTTCAGGAAATCTCAATAAACATATTCTCAGAATATGGTGATACAATAAGATCATTTCTCGAAGACACAGCAATGTGGTTCAGAGAGAACAAAGATGGTATAACTGAATTAGCTACTGGGTTTATCACTGGTATAAGCTCAATGATAGATATTATTGGTAGCATAGGAACACCATTAGCATCACTTTTTAGACATCTTTGGGATATTCTAAGTATATCAGACTCGCTCCCGCCTCACGTTATTGGTGCTGGTGGTATTGGCATGATTGCTTGGATACTTGGTGGGCCAGTATTAGGTGGAGTGGCACTTGGAATTGCTGGAGTAGATGCTGCTTTGAGAAGTGCTAATTTAAGTATTGGGGATTTATGGAATTATGCTGATGAAAAGATTAGTAACTGGCTGATAGATATAGCAAGAGGATTGGCTGGATTAGATGAGCCAGGACAGAAGGCTTCTACATCAGTAAGGGGGGTTATAGGTGAGATTGATAACTTGAATGATACTGATGTAGCAGCTTGGGGGAACAAATGGGCAGAGGCTGCTAGTGATTTCCAATCGGATTCTAGAGAAGTGTCCAACCACTTTCTTGTTATGAAAGCATCAGCTGAAGAATTTGCTTCTGCTGCTCCAGATGTCAAGAAGGCTTTTTTTGATGCTCTTGCCCTTGAAGAATATAAACTTAAAACAGAGAAATTTTTTGCTGGATTAAAACCATATCTTGTTGAGAAGTATGGAGATGCTGCTGGAGCTGCAATGAAGGCTGGCATGAATGCCATGATTAAGGAGTATAAGGCTGCTGTAAAAGAAGCTGAGAAAGCTGTTAGTGACCATGAGAAATTTGTACAAAAGACAAATGACATGATCATTAAGGATGAAGGTGATAAGTATGATGTTCTAATAAAGGCTGCTGAAAAGCACAGAGATGACCTGCTTAAAATACTCAAAGATGGTACAGAACAACAGAAAAAAATACTTATAGAAGCAGGTCTAACAGAAGAAAAGATTATAAAAGATACAATTGATAGAACAACAATACTTAGAAAACAACAGATAGAGGCTGCTCACGATGCTATTGTATCAGCTTTAGCTGATATTGATAAGATGGCTGTTGGCGTTGATAAGAAAGCCATAGCTGATATGAAAGCAGTAGTAGATGCCAAAAAAGACCTCCTTAAACAGCTTACCATAGCAGACACTCAATATTTTGATCTCAAGAAGCAAATTCTTGATGAAGAATATGCTATTGCTATGATGGAGCATAAAACTGAAGCTGAGGCAGCTGCCTTAACTGCTGCATATCATAAGGCAAGTATAGAGCTTATGAAAGAAAAGACCCTTGCTCATGGTTCTATGTTAGAAGGCATGATAATAGGCTTACAGGATTATCAAGAACAAGCCCAGATAACTTGGGGTGAGCAAGGATACAAGCTTGTAACTAATTATATAGGCTATGTAGAAGATGCTTTTAAGGGAACTTTCAAAGACGCCATCCACGGGAATTTCGACGACATCGGAAAGCACTGGTCTGATGTCTGGGATAAGATGGTTGACGACTTTGAAAATGCCCTTATTGAGATGGCTGCTAAATGGGCAGTATCCAAGCTTATTCAGATACTTACTGGTCAAGGTGAAGGCACATTCTTAGGCTCCATAGGTGGTATAATAAGCAAGATAACAGGAGTTGGTGGAGAAAAAGAATCAATAGCTGGAGCCTTTGGCTCATTAGGTAGTGGCCTATCAGAAAAAGGGGAAGGGACACTTCTTGGTAGCCTAACTGGTATATCTGATTCTGTTGCTGGAGATGAAGGGTCGATACTTGGAGCAGTAGGGCAAGTTACTGATAAACTGTTAGGAGAAGGATCAGGTACACTTCTTGGCTCTTTCGGCATAATCCATGAGAAAAACGAAGAGGTGATGGGAGAGATCACCTATGGCTCGACAACAACAGCGGAAGGTGTATGCGGTCTATTCTCAAAAGCATTTGGTTGGATAGGGGATGCTGCTGTAAAACTCTGGGGGGATGTTAAAGGTGGTTTCGTTGCTATTTGGAACTGGGTATCTAATGCTACAGGAATAACATTTGAAAATGTTAAAATCTATGCTGGAAAAGTATGGGACTGGATAAGTGAAGGTGCCAGCAAATTATGGAATTGGCTTACTTCAAGTGCTGGAGAAACTTTTGGTGGAATATCTGGTGCTGCGAGTGGGTTATGGGATTGGATATCATCTAGTGCATCAAGCATATGGAACTTTTTATCATCAGGATTTAGCTCTATTATCAGCTCAATAACCAGTGGTTTAAGTAGCTTATGGGACTGGATATCAAAGTCTGCCAGTGGAGTTTGGGATTGGCTTGGAGATGGTCTTAGTAGTATTCTTAGTGGGATGACCAGTGGCTTCGGAAGTATGTGGGACTGGATAACCGAAGGTACATCAGGGGTATTTGATTGGCTTGGTGACGGTGCCTCAAGTCTTTGGGATTCTCTATCAGGAGGGTTTAGTGAATTATTTGGTGATATTGGCAGCAGTGGATCAGATCTGTTTGGTGGTGTTGGTGAAGCAGCAAAAAGTCTTTTTAATTTTCTTGGTGGTGGTGCTGAAAAGATTTATAATTCTGTAGCGGATGCAGCAGGAAAGATATTCCGTGGCATAGCAGGTTCTGGTTCTGGCATGTTCGACTCTATGGTAAGTGCTGCCAGAAAGACCTATAATTCAATAGTTAGCATTCTTAGTGGTGGTGGAGGCAGTGCTGGTGATATATGGTCTGGAGGTGGCATTGGAGGGGTTGATATTGGTGGAATTGCTGGTGATATAGCCAGCCAAATCTTATCAACTGGTAGGATAGATGTTGGTGCAACAATCAATAGCATAGGCTCATCTTATGTATATGATCAAATTGGTGGTGCAATATCTAGTGCTGTTGGAAGCATACTTGGTGGTAGTGCACTGAGTAGTGGTGCGGTTGCATTACAAACTGGTGCTCCAGCAGCTCTCGGAAGTGCTTATGGTGCTATATCTGGCACTGGAGCTGGAGCAGGTGGGACATTAGCAGGAGGAGCTACTGCAGCAGGTTATTCTGCTATGAGTATTCTTGGGCCAGTAGCAGCCGCAGCGACTATATCTCAATGGGGGCCATCAACACTTGGCCCAATAGCTGAAGCAATAGGTTCTGTATTTGGTATGGGAAAAACTACTGCTCCATCGACACTTGATTGGACAGAGGCTTGGCTTTTAGGCGTACCATCTGGAACTGATATAGGGTATGGTCAATTAATGCCAGAAACACCAAGTTATTACAACTTTGCGTCATGGATCGGTGCTTCACCTGGTAGCGGTGTTACAGTATTAAGAGATGCATCTGGTAAAAGTTTAATTGATTATCTTGAAGCCAAAGATTATCAGAAGCTTTTAGATATAGGGTATTTAGTTGATGTTACAGGCACTTCTTCTGCCAGTGGACCATCAGCTGATGTAATACCAAACATGCCTGGAAAACAAGTCATATCTCCTTGGTTTGATAGTAGTAGTTGGATAGGGGTAGAAGATATGAGTTGGGCTGGCGAAGGTGCTCAATCAGGTGGTGTTATAAAGTCTGTCCTCAAGGGTCTAGGGATACCAAGAGGGGAGGATGGGCTAATAGGAGTCCAGATTGGTGAGGGTGTAGTAAGCAGAAGAGGCATGAAAACTCTTGATCAGATAAATACAGGAGAATTTGCTAATTCAATAAGAGAGTCAATAAAAGAAGCCTTTAGTGAATTTGTCGGAGAATTTGGAAGTGAATTTTCTTCTCAAGGAGGTGGAGATTTGCACCTACATGTGAAGATTGATGGGAAAGAAATCGGTTATGCTGTAGCAAAACAGTATCGTTCTAATTTTGAGTTAATAGAGGCAACTAAGAGAGTAACAAGAAAACAGGCACATAAGTATAATTAGGGGGTGATATAAATTAGTGCTAAAGAGATGTATGATTATTTATCGGGTACTCAACCAGATAGCTTTATTACTCTTTCTGTTAGCCCATCATATATTGAAGAATTTGCTTATAAGAATCAATCTATTATAAGGTGTGATGATTTAACAGAAGAGGTAATATCAGCATCAGATGATCCATTCTTTACTGTAAATCTTGGCTGGAATGTTAAGAGTGAGTCAGACTCTGGAACAATCATGGATTTCTGGCTCAGCCTTAGTAGAGGAAATGGTATAAAGAACAGTTTTCTATGGACTCATAATTATGACGGATATACTTATGTTGTAAAGTTTGCTTCTGCTATGACAAGAAGCCTTCTAACCTCATCAATCTTTAGACCTGCCAATTTTACACTCAGAGTCTTAGGCTATTGCTCAGCAGAATATTATCTGTATTATGATTTAGATGAGCAGACAGGTAGCTTTACTGCTGGAAATACTATATATGGTGCTACATCAGGTGAATCTGCTGTTATAGAATCTGTTGATACAACTAATGGCAGATTATGGATAACATCAATATCTGGTAGCTTTACTAATGGTGAAATAATATATGAGGATGCCTATAGCAGTAATATCTTAAGTAATGGCGGGTTCGATGATGATAGCTATTGGTCTTATGATACAGGGATATCAATAGCAGGTGGAGTGGCTGTTTTTAATGGTGTCGCCTATACTGATCAGATATATCAAACTGTAAATTACCAAAAAGTTGGTGTTTTTTATAAAGTAGAATATACAGTTTCTAATTATACTATTGGGTCAATAATTGTTACTGGAGGATTTGTACATGCTGATAGTAATGGGACATTTACTGACCTATATGAAGCAGATCAGACAACGTTTGCTATGTATGCATCAAATTTTGGTGGTGTAACGACTTTAGACCTTGATGATGTATCTTTGAAACAAATATTAAATGCTTCTACTGCCATTGGCACAAATACCTCTCCAGCAGCATATTATCTCTCTTATGACGAACCAACAGGAGAGTTTTCACCTGGTAATACAATATATGGTGCTTCATCTGGTGCATCCGCCAAGGTGGAACGTGGAGATTATGATAATATGATGGTATTTCTTACTAACATATCTGGGACTTTTATTGATAATGAGATAATATATGAAGCAACTTACGGAGATGATCTTCTTGATGGAGAAGGTAATATGGAAGTAGCAACAGATTTCAGCACTGATATTTATACACCAGATACGAATGAAAGAAGCTCTGATCATGCATATGCTGGGACATATTCAAGGAAATTAGTTGTATCTGCTGATATTGGTGGTTGTATGTCAAGAACATTTGATGGTGACCCAATTGAAGAGGATTCTTTTTACTACTTCACTGGGTATATATGGCCTGTTGACAACCAATCTGCTCACATAACATGTGATTTTGGCACAGACTGGTATTCAAAGACTATTGGTGGATTATCGTTAGGGCAGTGGAATAGCTTTACATGGATATTACAAGCGAATGTTGAGCACTTTACAGCAATAGATGGTAGTGGAAGAGTTGGCTTTCAGTCATACCCTTTTTCAGCTGGAACATGGTATGGGGATAATTTTAGAGTGTATAAAATAACAAATGCTGCTTTTGTAAATGGGGCGTTAACAGCTATATGACTACAAAATATTTATATGATTATCTCTCTGCAGCTGTGCCTGATGTTATACAGGTACTTGATGTAACACCTACAACTATAGATGAAACATTTTCTAAATCCCAGAGAAGAATAGGTGGCGATGATTTATCTGAAATTGTATATTCTTTTTCAGATAGTCCAATATTAACTGCTACTATGAGATGGGACGTAAGGAATGCCTCAGACTCTGGGATAATATTTGATTTTTGGTTAGACTCGAATAAAGCTAATGGTGCGGCAAATAAATTTATATGGACTCATCCTCATGATGGATATAATTATGTAGCTAGAATGAGTAGCAATATCTCCAGAGGGATAATGATGCCAGGGTTGTTCCAGCCATCAGATTTAGCTTTGCATGTAATTGGCTATATTGAAAGTGGATATTATTTAAACTTTGATAATAAAACAGGTGGTTTTACTGCTGGGAATATTATTTATGGTGTTACATCTGAGGCATCAGCAACAATAGAAGCTGCAGATAATATTAATGATAGACTTCTTCTAACTGATATAATTGGCACTTTTCAGGATGATGAAATAATATATGAGACTAGTTATAGCGATGAGATTTTAACTGATCCAAACATTGAATTATGGGTTGGTGATGACCCTGATTATTGGGGAGATTATGGGTCTCCTACAGTTGTGAAGGAGTCTTCAACTGTTCAATCTGGATCATATAGTCTTAAATTTACAGTTAATAGTGAATACGATGGTGTCCAGACTGCTCTCCCAGCAGGAGAATTAGAGCTAACTCCTGGGTGTTTTTATATTTCTTCATTTTATATATATGGTGATGGAACAAATGGAGTTTTGGCAAGATTTGTTATGGTAAATGGCGGTACGAGTTATGAGTATTTTAGTGATATGGGTGCTGGTGATGATTACATACCAGCTGCATCTTGGACACAACATTCACTTATTTTTTATAATGAGAATGGTACAAGTGGTGGCTTACAAATAATTGGTGACACAGGTGAAAATACTGGTACACACTATGTTGACACAACATCTCTTAAAAAGATAACAAATGCTGCACTTGTCAATGGCACATTAACTAGTTTATAATGCTAACACTTACTACAGAACAAGAAAGAATAATAAACTCAAATTATAAGCTTATTGCTTGGTTGTTTGATGTCAACAATAGGTATCTTGAATTTGATGCTCAATCTGGCAAGTTTACACCAGGAAATTTGATATATCAGATGACGGATGGTACAGTAACTGCCACAGCTATGATTGAGACAGTTATTAAGCATACATCTACTACTGGTAGAGTTGTGTTATCAAACATAAATGGTACATTTATTGACAATAGACCTATATATGAAGATACTTATGGAGATGAATTATTAAGGAATGGTGATTTTCAATCTGAGTCTGGTTGGTCAACAACTGATTCTAGTATTGAGATAAATCCAATAGAATCACCATCAATTAGTCCAAGTGAATCACCTTCAGTATCTCCAAGTGAATCACCATCAGAAAGCCCTTCGCCATCAAATACTCCTTCTATATCACAATCAGAGTCTGTTAGCCCATCAATGTCTCCATCTGTTAGTCCAAGTTACTCAGTTAGTCCTTCGGCTTCTCCATCAGAGTCACCAAGCGAATCTCCTTCAGAATCTCTATCTCAATCTCAATCGCCATCAGTCAGCCCAAGTGCTTCCGAGTCACCAAGCGAATCTCCATCTATGAGCCCAAGTCAATCAGAATCACCAAGCGAGAGCCCATCTGTCTCACAAAGTCCTTCAGAATCGCCAAGCGAGAGCCCATCAGTTTCCCCAAGTTACTCGATTAGCCCATCAGTATCGCCATCTATAAGCCCAAGCGAATCACCATCAGTATCACCATCAGTATCACCATCACCATCAGAGTCACCAAGTGAATCTCCAAGCGAAAGCCCATCAGAGTCACCCTCTGTTTCACAAAGTCCTTCTGAATCTCCAAGTGAATCACCATCAATATCTCCATCATCAACTCCTTCAGTATCACAAAGTTCATCTGAGTCACCTTCAGTTTCACCAAGTGAAAGCCCTTCTGAATCACCTTCTATTTCACCATCAGTTAGCCCATCTATAAGCCCAAGTGAATCTCCTTCGGAAAGCCCGTCTGAATCTCCCTCTGAGAGTCCTTCAGAATCTCCTTCAGTAAGCCCATCAAGTGAGCCAGCTGCAGACATGGTATTCGGAACTGATATCCAAGGGGTATTTACAACTGATGGAGGTGTGCTAATAACACAAGAAGGGGCTGGAGATGTTGAAGTTATTACTGATGATTATTGGGAATGGGATGATGAGTGGCCAGTGGTAAGCGTATCTCCTTCTGCTAGTCCATCTGAGTCACCTTCGGCTTCTCCAAGTTACTCTGTTTCTCCATCTGTTAGTCCAAGTGAAAGCCCTTCAGCTTCACCAAGTGAATCTCCCTCAGAGAGCCCATCTATAAGTCCAAGTGAATCACCATCTGAGTCACCTTCAGTTTCACCAAGTTACTCAGTAAGCCCAAGTGGTGGAGAATCACCTTCGGTTTCTCCATCAGTTAGCCCAAGTGCTTCTGAATCACCTTCGGTTTCTCCATCAGTTAGCCCAAGTGCTTCTGAATCACCTTCGGTTTCTCCATCAGTTAGCCCATCTTATTCAGTTTCTCCAAGTGGGGAAACAGAATTTGATTTTGTGGACGATGGTGATTTTATATTTGTTGATGACACAGATTTTGATTTTATAGATGCTACATCTGGGTCAGCAAGCCTGAGCCCATCAGCATCAGAGTCACCAAGTGCTTCAATTAGCCCAAGTGAATCACCTTCGGAGTCACCTTCAGTTTCTCCTTCTGTTTCACCAAGTTATTCAGTTAGCCCTTCGGTTTCTCCGTCAATTTCACCTTCGGTTTCTCCATCTGAATCTCCAAGCGAGTCACCTTCGGTTTCTCCATCAATATCTCCATCTATAAGTCCAAGTTATTCAGTTAGCCCATCAGAATCACCTTCAGAATCACCATCTTCGACTCCATCAGTTTCTCAAAGCTACTCTGTTTCTCCAAGTGCTTCAGAGTCACCAAGTGAATCTCCATCAGAGAGTCCATCAGAATCACCTTCGGTGTCTCCAAGTTACTCAGTTAGCCCAAGTGAAAGCCAATCTGAGTCACCTTCGGCTTCACCAAGTTATTCAGTTAGCCCTAGTGTGTCACCTTCAGCTTCGCCAAGTGTTTCACCTTCAACTTCTCCATCTGGGTCAGTTTCTCCGTCTCCATCAATTTCTCCTTCATCATCTGTATCACCTTCTCCTTCGCCATCTCCTATACCAGATGGTGTTTGCAGGTTTTGGAATACTCCTGCTTTAAGTAGCAACCTTAGTCAAGCTGGGGCTACTTCTGCTGGCAAATACTACAGATTTGAGGGGACAATATCAAATTATGTAAGAGGTAGCATCATAGCAGATGGTAGTTATTATTACATAAGTGGTAATGGTGATTTCATAGATATATTCTATTCTGATAGCAGCAGTTTTGTGCTATATGCAGGTGAAGATAACACAATACTTGATGTTGATGATTTATCCATCGTTGAAGTAATAAATGCTGCCACAGCTAATGGTACAGCTGCTGGAGATAGATATTATTGGTCAACAAGGTTGTATCCAGGTGCAGGTGAGGCATTATTCTTTGATGAAGAACAATTATGGATAGGAGAAGAGGCTCTAACATTTGAGGATGAGCCAATAGCTGGTATAAATTATTTATATAAAGTAATTCCTGATTCTTTTGATGGCATAACAGTTCAAAGCAATCTTACTGAAAGTGGCCAGTATAACCCAACTACTTTATCATTCTCTATAATAAATCAGAATAATGAATATACTGCTGATGACTTTAAAGGTGCCGTTATATCTTTGAAGCTTGTTGCATCAGATAGAGTTAGTGCTTCAACAATATCAAATTGGAAGTTCTTGGTAAGGCAAGCAAACCCCATGTATGAAGTTATGTCGATTGAGTGTGATGACTTTATAGCAAATATAATGGATTCAGAATATCCAAACATGTCTCTTGTGTCAGACCTCTTCGCACCAACTGAATCAGATAAGGCAGACGACCCATTTTGTGTACCTAAAACATTTGGGACAGCATATATCCCTCTTAAGTCTGTGGAAGTAACTAATTATTTAAGAGGGTACTTGCTTGGTGATGATGATGATTCATTTACAGTAAATAGGATTACATCGCCAAGAGAATTTGATTCGAGACAGACTTGGACTGTAAACGATGCAAACTTCAAGACTGTTGAGCATGTGGATAGAACTGGTAATTATAGCTGGAATGTCTTATTTCCATTTATACTGAAAATGGATGTTACTAACTATTCTGGTGTTACCTCAGGTAGCCAGAACAATGTCTGTGTAGATTTGACAAAGACATGGGATGAGGATGAACTTGTTGGGCTTCTTGCTTATAATTCGACAGATGGATCAGTTGGCCTGATAACTAGCAACATAGCAACTGAATTTTCTTGTGTTCTTGAAGGCGGGACAAATAATAGCTGGGGTTATTGGGATTCTTATTCAATTTTTTCATCTGGTCTATGGAGAGATCAATCTGGATATGTAAACCCGCTGTTTGAATTCTCAAATGATGAGACTATAAATGTAGTTAGCCCAGAGTCTATTGTTGAGGAAGTTTTAAAGGATTCTGGAGTATCTGATACACATATTGACTCAGCAACAACATTTGATGATGCTGGAACAACATTCACAGATTGGGGATTAGAGCTTCAAGGTGGTTTTTATTATAAAAGGCTTGTATCAGAGGTTCTTGCTGAGATAATGAACAGCAGCCATTCTGTCCTTGATATAACAGATAAAGTAAGATGGAGAGTTAGATCGAAAACGAGTCAAGCAACTATAACAGGGTCAGATATTGTAGAGGGAAGTTTTAATTATTCACTTCTTACACAAGTGGTTAATGACTCAGGAAATGTAGCCTTTGCTCCAGAAGGTAGCCCACATGACATCCTCATTAAAGCGGTAGTCCCAGCAAAGGGTATGACAGAGAACCCTTCATCAGATGTCTTGCCTCTTCCTATGTTACATAATTCTGCTAATGCCCAGAGAGCTGGAACACTATATTTTCAAAGAAAGTTCTTAAGGGAAGCAAATTTATCATTCTCTGGTAGATCATCACTTTTTGGTATTCAACCAGATGATGTTATAACAATAAGTGATGATGATTATGGCGGTGAATATGATGTCCTAGTAAACAACATCCATATCGGTAAGATGCTCAATCTTGGCTTTACATGTACAAAGTATAAGGTTGATCTTGATGATTGGGATGATCTAACACCAGAAGCTATTACTGTTGCTACGGACAATGTGACTGCCTTTTGGCAACCTGTAATTGCTGGGCCAGAAAGTGTAGATCCATCTACTGGTGATCCGTGCCATTTGGTTCCTGGCCATTTGCGTATTGGTTCTGGTGCACCATACATATATATTGATAGTACCCAGCCGTATATCTCTGTTGTTGATAGTGATTCAACAAACATAGTCGGGTTCGGGAATATAGAAAACTTTGTTGGGTATTCAAGTTACGGTATGTATATAGGTTATGGTGGAGACGCTGTATTTGCTGGATCAACTTATTCAACAGCATTCAACAACAGCTCTACTGGAGCAGCATTTTATATTGATCCAAGCTCATCTGGAAATGTTGACCTTCTTTTAGGGAGTAATACCCCTTTTGGTGATATTGAAGTAGTTGGTACTGGAAATATTGCATTATGGTCAGAAGTAGATTCTAATAATAGTGTTAGTTTTAGTGTTGAACACAGTTCTGAAGCTTATGCAATATTGTCTCTTGAAGATGGTGGAACGACAAAGACCCTAACATTTGAGTATGACAATGGTACATTCCTTGGTATGTATCCAGGATCAGATGAAGATTTTGATATTGGAACAAATACCCTTGCTTTCTCAGATGGATATGCTACTCAATGGCTTAACCCAGCAGATTTATTCTATATGGATAAAATTATCATTGATGGTGTAGAGGTTGAAATAGATGATATAGAAGCTATTAACCAAATTCTTCCATCTGGGAATTATGACCCAGTAACAGGGTTGATGCTAATAGATGATAACACACTGCCAAATTGGTTGATAGCTAAACACAGAAAAGATGGCTTTGATAAAGATGCGAGATGTAATATAATAAGAGAGGTAAAGCGTGGCGATCCAATATATGATAAGACTGGTACAAAGCCTTGGCTAAGCATATCAACTTTGATATCGCTTTGTATGGGAGGCGTAAGAAGGGCAGATAAGAGGATGAAGATAATGGCAAAAAGGATAAGGGATTTGGAGAAATATTATCCAGTTCCTTCCTCATCAGTTAGCCCATCTCCTTCAGCTTCTGAGAGCCATTCACCATCAGCAAGCTATAGCCCAAGTTCGAGTGTGAGTTACTCAGAATCAGCAAGTACAAGTTCAAGTGAATCACATAGCTTATCGCCAAGCCCTTCTGAGCCTATACACACTGAATGATAGGATAATTTGAATGAATGAAAAACTAAAAATAAATGTTGATCAAGTTTCTATGTGGCTTGGAGAAGCACAGATAAATCTAAAGCTTGCTCAGGAGCAGATTAACAATTTAACAAAAGAGAATATGAGGCTTAATGCACTTCTTAGTAAGTGTAAGTGTGGAGTGAAAGAAAATGATAAAAAAGTATGATGAGATAGCATCTCTATATAAATCAATATACATTGAACTTGAAACAAATAGAGTTGTCTTGACAAGTGAAGAATTTTTAATCCCTACACAGATAGAAGTTGAAAATGCTATTAATAAGCATGCGGTTCTTGATCTCCCTCATATAAAGAACATCTCTGACTGTGAAAAGCATGCTTGGTATCTACACTCTGCTATTCAAAGAGAAAGGTCTGAGAATGCATCGTCCATACCTGAAGAAGAGAGATACACTTGGTCGTTTGGGTGGTGCATAGGTATGAGATCGGGTCTTATGGGTAGCTTTAGCCATACAATGTGCACAGCTTTAACTTCTGATTCTGGAATAATAATTATAGAATCGGAAAGCAATATAATTGAGAAGCCAGATATAAGGAAGTTTAACGTATTATTTGTTTGTATGTAGAGGTGAAATTATGAAAAAATTTATACCATTTATTTTAGTTCTCTTCTTAGTCTTTGGGTGTGCTGGGCTAAAGCAGTCAAAGACAGGCAAGGATTATACAAGTATTTTTGCTAAATCTGGTCTTAACATTGATACTAACTCAAATGATAAAGTTGATGAGGCATATGGCGGTACAGATTCATCTTCTATGGAAGGTGGTCTTGATAAAGTATGGTCATCTACAGGTATTCTAAAGAGAACTGCTTCTGAAACATATGATGTTGCTACAGAGAATACAGACTATGCAGCAGCTACACATGCTTCAAGACATGGAATCGGAGGAGCAGATGTAATAGACCGATACTTTGAAGGCGTGACAGTTACACAGGCAGTACCAGCTGAAGGTAATACAGATTTTACAGTAGCCTCTAAAAAGCTATATTACACAAGTGGTCTTGGTGCATGTACAGTGGATGACTTTTCAGATTCAGACGGTGACCACACAGACTTTAGTGATGGCGACTACTTTGGTCTTATAATGAATGACTCAAGTGTTATTTTAGAGTTTTCTGATGGTACTAATATATCTGGTAATCTTGGTGTTGATTTCACTGGCGATGACTCTTATATGGTATTCTTTATGTTTGTATATTATAATGGTAAATGGTATTGTACGAATTACAACTATGGTTTTGCTGACCCTCTTACAATTAAGATTAATTCTTTAGAGATACCATACTCAACGTCTGGAGATGCCACTCTTACCCAAGGGAGAATACAACAAAAGTCTGATGAGGATGCTATAGCATTGAATGGAGGAAGTTCTGGAGAAGTCCAAGGAGAAGTTCTAATTTCAATGTTACAACATCTATCTGTTGCATTAGACCCAACTGCTGCGTATAACCAAGACTCGTCTACACATAACTTCCCGCTATTTACAGTAGGGGATGATTATCCACATGGAATAAAAATTGTTGAGTGGCAATGCACTTATACAACAGGTGACCCTTCTACAGAATTGAATGCTAATCTATATCGTGCATCTGATTGGTCATGGACCAGCGAAACTTCTATGGATGCACTGGATACAACAAATGGTACTTCGAGTGAGGACACAGCAGCAAATATAAATAGTGGTAATGCTGTAGCGAATGGCCAGAAAGTTTATATCGGTTTCGATGCTGATCCAGCCGATGCTAATGTGCTTGTTATATTTGAAATGTGGTTCTATGCAGAGGAGGATTGATGAATAGAAGAAAATTTATAAAAAGTGGGCTTCTATATCTGCCTTTTACATATGCTTTAGATCCAATATCTAATATCTTTTTTAACAAGATAGCAAAGGCTGCACAACTTAGGGTTTTAAGCCCATTCTTAGCAGGATATGAGTCAAATCTAGTAGCCAAATACCGCTTTGAGGATTCACCTGGTTTTACAGCAGATAGTGCAGGAAGCAACACTTTGACAAATAATGGGGCTGATGGAGAAAATTCAATTATTATGGAAGGCTCTCAGTCAGCACATTTTGTGCGTAGTAATACTGATAATATGTACTGCACTGATGCTAATCTTGATTCAGGTTTTCCTTGGAGGTATGACGATACGCCAAGTGAGGTTAAGGATTATTCATTTGCTTTTTGGGTTCGTCTTGATACACTTCCATCTTCTGCTGTTGAGACATATTATATATGCTGTAAATGGGCAGCAGGGGCATCAGATAGAGTTTTTGCTATTTGGGTTGATCATAATGATAATAAGCTTTATGTTAATATGGGGATAACTAGTGGTACGGATTATGATAGTGTTGGTTTTGGAACAGCATTTATAGCAGATAGATGGTATTTTTGTGGCATATCATATACTGATTCAACAAGGAATTGTAAGATAAGGATATGGGGTAATACAGAAGGTGACTATCTTGGATCTGATGTAAATGATACTTTCACTGGAACAACTGTAAACCAGGATTTACCTTTCTGGATTGGTGCCAGGAGTGATGGGAATAGATATGCAGACATGTATCTTGATAAATTTATGGTATATGATACACCGTTACCTTTAAGTTATTATGACACGTTGCGTTAAGGTGTTAAAATGAAAAGATTATTGTTCATAATTCTATTTATAATATTCAGTTCTACACAATTATACTCAGCAACACAGAGTTATTTTGTTACGCCTACAGGAAATGCCTCAGACCCAGACTGCTCTGGAGGAGGTGCTCCCTCTTGTTCTGGAGCATGGGATGTCTCTGATTTTAATAGCTCAAGTAATTGGAGTACTTCAGAAAATGCTAATAAAATAGATCCAGATGATGTTGTGTATTTTACTGGTAGCTTTACAGATAATATTAGACTTCCTGATGGTTACTACGGAACATCTGGCACACATATAGTGCTTGATGGTTACTATGCTGGAGATTGTGACCCAGTAGCAGATATGGAAAGACCTTATGGCTTTCATGATGGCAGCAACGATGCAAGTGTTTTACAAGATTCGTATGCTACTTGGACAGATAATGTTATAGGGATGTATATAAAGAACGTCACAGATGGATCTGGGTGTACAATTACAGCAAGAACAGCTACAACTCTCACCTGTACATTAGGCGGTGGAAGCGAGAATAAGTGGGACGCTGGAGATTTGTATGCACTATCTGTTGGTGGAAATGATCCATCAGCCTGCCCAAATGCTGCTACAATAGATGTCACAAGATACAATGCATCAAGTGGACACGCTATAACTATTACTGACACTGATTACATGACAATACAAGATTTTAATTTAAAAGGGAGTTATACAGGAATTTATGTTAGGCCATCAACATCAAGCAACAATACAGGTCTAACAATTAGACGCAATTACATACATGATATGGAAGGTAATTGCATGTCGCTCCTAACTGATGATTCATATAATTATTGGGAAGAGGATTTAGTGATAGGAGGTGCTGATGGAGACGGTAATTATTTGTATGACTGTAATGAAGGAGCAAGAAGTGAAACGACTTGGGCAAGGTCTATACACATAACTGCAACAGATTTCATAATTAGTTATAATTTTATAGCAAATAACCCAAGGTACCAGAATACTGGTAATAATTGTGAAATTATATTAGTTAGTAGAAGGCGTAATGGCTTAATTGAGAGAAATGTATTAGGATACCCTCATGGGCAATCAGCATTAATGTTTGATGACAAATCGACGAATAGGTTTATAGTTAGATTTAACAGGATTGATGGTAGTAATGGCACTGGTGCTATTTCACTAAGGACACTAAATGCTACAATAGATGATGTATGGTTGTATGGAAATTATATATTAAATAGCAAAGGCGGTGGATTTGAGATAAGTAGATATTTTGATGATATATACATATGGGCAAATGTTATTAATAATTTAGACCCAGAATATGGGTCATCAAATTCCAGAGGGATAGACATATATAAATACCCAAGTGACTCTATAGGAAGAGATGTTTGGGCCACAAATAATACAATAGCAAGAGTATACAGATATGCATCAGGAACTTATGGTGGCGGTATTTATTTTGGAAGCAGCTCACCAGCAGACGGAAGGTTTGCTAATAACATACTTTATTATAATAGCACATCAACAGATAGACAATTTATTGTGAACTCTGGAAATGAATCATATGTAACAGCTATCAAAAACAACACAATATGGAGCAATAGTACGCCATATTTCTATTATAATGGTGCTAGTAGAACTGTTTCATATATTAACAGCTTAAGTAAAGGATCGGATAATAAAGCTGAAGATCCATTGTTTAACTCGCCAGCTGGACCAGATGGTGATTATGGTGATTATGACGATGATTATTCTTTATCTGGAGATAGCCCATCCGTTGAGGATGGTACAAGTGAGTATGCTGAATGTTGGTACCCAGAAATAATGGGTGCAATTTATACTGTGTGTAGGCAGTATCTGCTTAACCCAGCAGATACAGATTTCGGCAAGATACCACCAGACGCTGAAACATCAGATGTTTCGGGGCTATCTGCTTGGCCAAGGGGAGCATATGCACCTGCTGGACCAGAGACTAACCTTCTTGCACCTCTTGGTAGACAGGCTTGTACAACCGACCCAGAAACAATAACAATATCAGTAAGCACACCAGATAATAATGCCAACTGTAAATACTCAGACGCAAGCGTTGAAGGGTGTGAAACATCATTTGATAATCTTAATACAAATTTCACTAATGGCCAAGGGACAACATCTCATACAACTAATATAAGCCAAGACTGTGATGGTGTAAAAAGCTATGTAATAAAATGTCAAGATACAACATCAGGATTTGTTAGCCAATGTGTTACTGCTGTAGTTGATATCGCTGAATATGGAGGAGCATTGCCCCCTTTAAATATTTGGTATGACTCTGGTGCTCCATTAGAAATGCCACTTAACGGCACAGTAAACATAGAATCAGGGATAGAATAATGAGTATAAGCATGGATGATAAAACACTGATAAGACTGCTTATAATTTTCATTGTTGGTTTAATAGGGTTTACTACCACAAGGGAAATTTCAAGAGTAGACAGAAGTGTGACGGTACTACACACAAGGATAAATGCTACAGACAGTAAAAAAGCAGATAATAGTGATCTCCAACGCCTTGAAGATGAGATGAAAGGTAAGGCTACTCAAGAGCAGATACATAGAGCATTTGATTTAATAAAGACAAAGTTGGATAAGGAGGATGGGCAGAGAGAATTTGGATTTGTGTGGAAAGAGATTGATAAACTGAGGAACAAGAGCTGTAATCAATGATGTTCATACCTGACGGGATAAAGCTTTACGAAGTTTTACCGCATTACTTTTATGATGCTAACTATCCAAAGTACCAAGATGTTCTTTGGATGATGTTTGATTATCGTCTTTTAATCACTGCTCATAGGCTTCGTAAAAGATACGGAGTAGTATATCTTAATAATTGGTATTGGGGAGGAGATAAACAATATAGAGGTTGGAGACCACTTGATACAGGAATTGGAGCCCATCTCTCTCAACACAAGTTCGGTAGAGCATTAGATATGGTATTTAAAGATGCTACGGCTGATGAAATAAGAAATAATATACTGAATTCTCCTTATTCTGATGACCATAAATTTATCTGTGGAGTAGAAATGGATGTAGGATGGCTACATATTGACTCTGGAAATAGGAATAGGCACCATGTTGAGATACATGGTATGATGCCAGGTGGAGTTAACCCAATAAAAAGGATATACCCATGAAAGGTGACTATATAACATTTGAGAATTGGCCAAGCAATTATATGTTTTATAGATGGTCAAGTCTAAATCTGGCAAATAGGTGTAAAAGAAAGGAGGTGAATAAGAAAAAATTTACTAAGGCTGAAATTGAGGAAAATGTTAAGAGGTATTCACACCTTGACAACAAGGAGCAAGCAGCAAAACTCGATATCAGTGTAGCTAAGTATTTCAAATTGAAAAGAGAATTTGGCTTAACTAAAAAACGGAAGGGGTAAAATCATGAAGAAATTAGTTTTAGTTTTTATTAGTATTTTTGTATTTGCAAGTATGTCTGTTGCCAAAGATATAACATTAAAGTTTGAATGGCAACCAAACTCAGAATCAGACTTGGCTGGTTATGCTGTATATAGCAAAGTTGAGGGGCAAAATTACAACTATTCTTCGCCTATTAAAACTGTGGGATTGGTTACTACTGCAGATGTAACATTTCCTGTGGCAGATAATACAGAGCAGAAGAATTATTTTATTATCCGAGCATTCGACTCAAATGCCAATTTCTCAGATGATTCAAATGAGGTTTGGGGAGATATTGATTTAAGAGTTCCACCTGCCCCGAATATAACAGCAGCAGCCTATAATGATACAACTCAAACCATAGACTTCACTTTTGACCAGAGCAACTTGGATCTTGTTGATAAGTGGGAACTCTATATGTCAAACGCATCAGGTGGCCCATGGACAAAGATAGCAGATATTGCTAAGGCAGACCCTCCTGCTCTTTCTACTTCTTGGCAGGTACCAGGTGATGGAGACTACTTTTTTGCTATGGTGGCTTTTAGAGATGGCTCTGACTCGCTCTCAGAAGATGGGTCTCAATTCACTTCTATAAATGCTGGCTTTAGCCCCAACTCTAATGAGGCATCAGCACAAGTTAAAATTCATCCAAGCCCCAACTTTACATTTAAAATTAAGTTGAGAGTCTATCAATAAGAGGTGATAAAATGAAAGAATGGGCAAAAATTTTCTGGGACAAGCATGGTGAGCGGTTAATATATGCTTTCTTGGCTCTTTCTATCGCTGTTGTTATGTATCAAGTTGATCTTAAAAAGGAAGCAAATACCATAATTATAGGGGTTGCTACTTTATTCGTTAATAAAATGCGAAGTGGTAATGGTGCCCCTACACCAGAAGTCCCAAAAACAAATGAGGGGGCTACATGAACAGACAGAGAAACATAAATATTGTTTTGGTTATTTTGAGTTTAGTGCTTATCTTCTCGTGTGCTAAGAAAGAAGTTATACTTACTCAGGAGCAAGAGGCAGAGCGTGCCTACTATGAGGCTAAGTATGTCCATGCTACAGCTGAGATGAAGTTTACACAGGCTCTATTAAAGTACAATCTCTGGTGTAATAATCCAGAATATAAAGAGGCATGTTCTAAAGTGGATGATCTTTGGCTAAAGGCAAATAGTGCTCTTGATACATGGGGGGCACTTGTTGATTCAAAATCGCCTTCTACTGGTGCTGCTGATGATTATCAGAGCCAGCTAAAAGCACTGAAGACAAAACTCCTGATGGAGTTACCAACATATTCTTGGTAAGGAGGAATGATGTCAATTACACCGCTTGAGATGAAACTCCTATTAGTAGGAGCAGATTTAGCATCCGATGTTCTCATGGACATATACTTTGACATGAAAGGGTCTGGTAAAAAATCCATAACTGCTGAGGAAATTCTTGCCATGGCTCAGAAATGGAAGAGTATAAAAGATACTGAGATCAGAAAAGTCCAAGAGAGGATTTCTGCCAGTAAAACCTGATATGTGCGACAGCTTGCTGCGACCACTAACTAGACGAAACACTACAATAAAATTACCTTAAGAAAAGGCGTACTAGTTGAATCGGGCTATGCTGTCGCATTTTTAGGATAAAATCGTTTTTAGCCCTTTTATAGTAATGGCTCAGGAAAACGGCTCCTGCATTTCGCTTGCATTCTACAATCTAGGGTTGGGGAATACCTAAGTATAGGGGAATTTTAGCCTTTTTTAACAGAACTAACTTTTTTAGTCTTAGTTACATGGAAAGTTGTCTCTGCCTCTATATTTACACCCTCAGCATGTGAGACAATTATCTGTTGGAAGCCCAAATCATTAGAAACCATATTAAGCATTTCTGAGATTTTATATTGTAGAGCAGGGTCAGCATTTCTGAAAGGCTCATCAGAAAGTAAAGTCTTCCTAACTTCATAATCACAATACTCATCCTCTAAGAGAATATAGGCAATTCTCAAAATATAATCTGCTACATCAACGTAGCCATAACCTGAACACTCTAATGGGTGCTGCTCTCTTTCTCCTTCCTTAAAAAGTAAGTCGCACTCTGTAGCACCTCTTCTCTCAACCATCCTTACAACAAATTCTGGTGGCTTCGGTATTGTAGCAGATTTCACTTCTACTGAAGATAACGCCATAGTTGTTATGTTAGATAGGTGTTTCTCTATTTCACTCTGAGTCTCACGAGCAACTACCTTGAGGATTTCTTGGGCTTCTTTGGCTGCTATTAAGTCTTTCTCAGCCTCTTCTTTATCAGCCTTGAGTCTCACCAGCCTATCTCTTGTGCTATTTAGGCTTATAAGCATCTCGTCAACGTATTCTCTTATATCAACTAGTTGCTCTTTCATATTCATTTGAGATTTCCTCATATAATTTCTTTATTCTTTTGCTAATATTCTCAAGTTCTGCTTTACCGTCTTCTATAAAAGAATTCATTTCTTCCTTAGAATTAATATCATATGAGTCCTTAAGTTGTTTCATATAAGTCTTTATAGCCCCTTGAGATTGAGCCCTTGCCTCTTTTCTCTCTACTATATAAGACTCCATAGTTTCAACTTCGTCTTTTATTCTTTCAATCTCACCCATCTCCCATAATCCTTCCTATGAAGTTTTCTGTCCTTTTACTCAAAGCCTCATCCTTCTTTAAAGACTCGACTCGGTTAAAAACTCGTTTCCTATAATCAAGACCTTTTATCTTAGTCTTTTTCTTTAGGACATCTCTAAGCTCATTGAGCCTTAGATTTTCTTTCTCCTCTTTCTCTACTTCCTCAAAGTCAACTACTTTATCAAAAGGCTCTATTGGTATAAATACTTCTTCAATTTCTCTTGAGTCTGTATCATATATAAATACTGATGGCCTATGTCTTGCTTGATCTATTCTGCTTCTCATAAGAGAGCCACAATTAATAAGAATCCTGTCCTTCCACCTGTGAAGAAATGATGTGTGGTTATCTCCACTTACTACAAGGTCATAGCCATAACGTCTTAGGAAGGTTCCAGCTACTTCGTAATCTTCTTGACCAGCCCAAAGCTTGTCTGCAACTATCATCCTATGAGTTATAAGTATATTCAGCTTATCTTTATCTTGTATTTTCGGAACTGGCTTTCCCCATCCAGAGCCATAAACATTGGTTCTTCCACTTAAGAGTGGTATATCGTAAGCCATCCTCATACCAATACCAGATTTTATTACACCGTATGGTGTATTAGATAGGTTACTTGTATGGTATCTCATATCGTGCTGACCAGGAACTGAGATTATTATTGGAAGTGCTGGTCTCTTCAAAATATCTATCCACCTAACTTTGAAGCTATCGCTTGAGAAATGTTTATCTGTTAGATCACCTGGCTGTAAAATAAATGAGCACTCGAAATGAGCAGCTGCTTCAAGTATGAATTTTATCTTCTTCTCTTGTGCTAATTGATAATCATCTATCCTACATCTTGGAGTCTTATCTGTTAGGTGCCAGTCACCCGTAATTAAGAGTTTTATATCACACCTCCCGCCAGTGTTTTCTCAAAGCACCACATTTAGTACAGTATTCTAACTGGCTCTCTAACTCTTTTAGCTTTTTATCACTTTTATCTATCTGATTAGAAAGAGATGATATTATTACCTCTGTATTTTTTATCATAGAAGATATATCCATAACATCAAGAACTGCATTATTTATGAAGTTATAATCATTTATAAGCTTTTTCACCTCAGATACTTTTGGCTCTAAGGCTATTATAGCATTAGCTTGATCTTCATCTGCCTCCCAGCTCTCTATCATTGTGCGTATATAAACAGCTCCACTTATTTCTTCTTCTTTTTTATCACTCTCTTCTATTAGCCTTTTTAAAACCCCTATGGCTGGGAGTATGTGCTCAACAGAGTTATAAGACTTTATATTAAGCTCATGCTCACTAATATTATCTTTAATCTCTAAAAGATAGGCTAATTCTGCTTCATCAGAATCGAATGTATCTATTAACTCATCAATTTTCGCAAGCTTAAGCCTTAGTCTTTCTGCTGTCTTAAATTCAACACTTTCGAGTTCTTTCTCTGTACCCTCTATCTGCTCACCTAAAAGAGTGATTTTATTCGACAGGTGTTTGACTATTGTCTTAGCCTTAGATGCTTTCTCGTCTATTATCTTTAGACCTACAACCTTATTGAGTTCAGAAGACACTTGCCCAGGTGTCTTATCTATAAGAAAGTATTTATCTTTTTGTGTGAGGATATTATGAGATCGTAGCTTTGTTATTTCTCTTATCTCGTCTGGTACATCTGTTCTTAATGCTACAAAAGGCTCTTTGTGCTCAGAGGTTATGTAGCCATTAATCGTTCTATTTTTCTGCCTACTTATAAATGACCCTTCACCGAAGGCGATTGATACAGATACTTCGTCAGCAAGTTTAGCATCATCATTTCTGTATTTATCACCAGCCCCTCTTGGTCTATTCTCAGCAGCCCATTCTACAGCCCTAACAATAGATGATTTTCCAGAATGAGTACGACCTTTAATTATATTCAATCCAGAAGAGAAGTCAAGTAATGTGTACTTGTGCCCTTGAAAGTTTATGATTTCTATTTGGTCTATTGGCCAATTAGACATATTGTCTCCGACACCAGTCAGCTATTAGAAGGGCATCAGCTCTACCATCTTTAGCACCACCCCTTGGCCCAGTAAGTTTAGCTTGAGGAAACATCCTCTGAGCTGCTGCTAATGCTGGCTTTTTATCTTGGGCTTTAGCTATAACCCCCTTTTGCCAAGTTCTTGGAGTTATCTCTCTGAATGGTATACCAAAAGAGGCAAGTATCCCTTTCCAAATACCATAGTTCATTCCAAACTTGAACATAGACCTTACGCCCTGTTTAGGCATGGCTTGACCCTTCTCTATGGCAGCATAAGTCGTCCAATGCTGTGACCAATCTCTAAGAAGCTGTGCTGCTGCTATCTCGTTTCCTGGCCAATCTTGGAGCATAATTATATGTTGCTGATCATTTATTACAGCAATAGCCCCGTTAGCACCTGGGTCTATTCCTATGTAGACATTACTCGTCTTTTGCGTCTTCGAGTATCGAGTCAATTTTCCGCTTTCTCCTTTCCTCATCCATAGGTCTTAGAGTAGTATTTTTATCATCTATGAGTTTGCCCTCTTCTCTTAGTTCTTTCATCAGTTCTTCTCTTACTCTATCAACTTCGCTTGGGCTTAAAGGTCTATTGCTGATATATGCTGTTGTGTATGATGATGGAGAATGTGCTGCTGATGAGAAAACACCAGAGGAAGTAGAGCTATATACTGCTACACTTGATCCAGCATTCCTTCCTGTAAAGAAGCTTGTTACATGCTGTATTATTCCAGGTCTTTCGTCGTCATCGAAACTACTCATCTAATTTCCTCGAAGGTCTATCTTTTGGGCTTGGTGAGAATACTGTTTCATCTTCTTTTTCTCTTCTTCTTGTTCCTACTATGTATTGGTTGCCATAACTATCTCTTCTTACAATTATCTCATCTTCTATCCTATGGTGGTGTACTGCTGGATTTGGGATATAAGATATAGATGAAACTGCATCCATGTTATATAGCTGTGTTCCTTCATACGGATCAACATAGTCACCACTAGGAGATATACTTTCAGTTCCAGTAGGCTCTATAGATGGTGATACAGATGCTGAAGGAGATACTGAAACGGATGGCCCAGTTGATACATTCCCTGATGGTGCGGCAGCAACTGATGGTTCATATCCATACACATCATCTAATGTTCTATTAGTCATAGTAGTTGTTACAAGCCCCCTATCTGCCCATATTTTCTCATACCTTCGCCTATCAAGATAGAGAATTATTCTTGCTATTATAAAGACTAATATCATTGTTATAAAGCAAACAATGACTACCTTTAAAACTGGGCTACCCATCCAACTTTCTCAAAAGTCTTAAAAGCTTTTTGCCTTTCTCATCAGACAATCTCCTTGCCTTTATTTCTATTGAGCCATCTTCCTGTTCTGTTATTTCAAAATTATAATCTGGTGTTTCAATTCCTTTCTCTATTGGAGAGAATAGCCATGATACTGCTATATACTCTATAGAGTCGCTATCATACATAAATTCTGCTCTAACTATTATAAAATTTTTGAAGAACTCGAAAAGTATGTGTGATGGTGCATCTATCAGATCTCTTGATACATTGAATCTCCCCCTTCTTCTTAGTAGATCATCTGGGTATGCCTTCCTCTTTCTTATCTTTAACACTTTATCTTATCCCACTTATTGAGATTTTTTTCTGTTATTAGCGATTTAAACCCGTATCTCTCACATACTTTTATAAATTTATGTCTATTAGTATCATCTTTTACATCTGATATATTTATAGGCATAGTACCATCTAAAGGGAGAATGACTAAATATCTGTTTATATCTGTAATATCTTTATTCTCCTCAATTGCCTGGTATTTTTTAGAATCTGGTTTTAGCTTTTTAATTAGATACTTAATAGCTGTTTTCTCTGCTACTCCTTTAACTCCTACTACATTGTCTGTAGAGCAACCAGATATTGCTCTGGCTTCTCCCCATAAAGCTGGGTGACAACCAAATTCCTCAGCAAAAGTATTTATAGTCTGGATGGATTTCGTTACTGGGTTAAAAAGCATAACTCTGTGATCAATTAGCTGGTACATATCTTGATCTGTAGTTATGATTATAAACTTATAATTCTTATTACACATCTTTATAGATGCCATAAGATCATCAGCTTCATATCCATCCTGAGAATAAATGTGTTTAAAACCGAGCATAGGGAGCATTACCTCCCTAATCTCAGTAAACTGATCTTGAGCCAAGCGTTTATTCAGCTTGTCCTCTTCTGTCATATTTTGATCACGATTAGCCCTCACCTTTTTATAATCAGGATATACTTCCTTTCTTATGCTTGACTGCGAGTCCCATACAAATATCATTCTATTTGATGGGAACTGGCTGGCAAAGGCTATAATTCTTTTTAAGAAGCCAAAAATTACACCAGTATTCCTGGTTTGATAGGTGAGTTTAGGCATGGAGTGATATACAGCATGACAGATGTAATTAGAATCTATAATTAGACCTTTCATTCTGGAAACCTCCTTTTCCTATCCACCTTTGGTTCTTCGACTTTCCTCCACTTTTCCTCTACTAATGGTATCAACTCCTCTCTTAAGTTATTAGCATCTATGTATTTCCAAGCAGTTATATACTCCTTGAAATTCTTATCAAAAAGACCTTTGATCTCCTTGCTCTTTGAGCCATAAAGATATTGTATCATAGACATGACATCATCTATTCCATAATCAAACATTATTGGGAAGTCTGCCTCTCTAAAAGGTTTTGCTGTTTTATTCCTCTCGAATCTTGCCTTTACGCTTATCCCATCTACAACCCTTACCTTCATAGTCACTCTGTCTATTTTGCCTTTATCGGCAAGCCAGCATACTTGGTGGGTATAAAAATTTAAGGCATCTCCTCCAGCTCTATATGTTTTCTTCCCAAATGTTACACCTATCTTCTTTCTCACCTGAGAAACTATGAGAAGAGTGCAATCTTTCTTTACCTTACCATCGTCGCCCTCTATCTCAGAGCATAGAGTTTTGAAAAACCGCTTTGAGCCATACCTCTGTTTACCAAGATCGTATGACCCATCTTGAGGCTTATCTTCTTCTATGCTCTTGAGAAATGCCTCATACTCATCCTCGCTATCCAAGGCATCCCAGCTGTCCACAACGTAAAGGAGAAAGTCACCTTTCTTCATCTTTCTAACTCTCTTGAAGAAATCTCTCCCAAACTCTTGTATAGTGCCAGTCCTTATCCACTCAACTCCTTCATTAAACTGCCTCCCATACATGTCTTCGATAGGGAAGTCCATTACACCTTCTACATTATTATAGACAATAGAAACATCCTTAACTTTCGGGAAGTTATAGCTGTCCTTATCTTTTATAAAGTAGAAGGCGTCAGCACATGCTTCAAGGGCAATAAGCGTTTTACCTGATGAACCGTCACCGACGATGTTATCTATTCTGCCTCTTGCCCATCCACCGTCTAACGCCTTCTGAGAAGCTGCAAGGTTGAGGAGTGTGGAGCCAGTATTAAGGAAGTCTACTGGCTGCTGGCTAACAAGCTCTTTTTTTTCTCTGGTTGGCCGTTCAATTTTTGGCATTATTTATTCTGCCTCCGTTCTTGGGCTTCTTTAATTTTACTCTTTATGTCCTTTTTCTCTTCCTCTTCGTTTGATGAGTTATTCCTCTTTGGTCGTTGAGGCTTTGCTGGTTTCTTTGGTTTTACTTCTTCTGGCTCAGAGCACTCAGAGTTATATTCACATTCAGCACAATCTTGCCACTTATCGTATTCTTTCTTAAAACAATCTGGTGGACCAGAAGGCTGTTCTTGTTCTGGCTGGTCATCCTCGCCAATATCCATTTTTCTTAAGCCATTAGTTTCATGAGTTCTTGAATATTCCTGACCAAGATACGCTTTCTTGACTTCCTCGTATTCAGGTATTATAAGGACATCTCTAAATTCTGGAAGCTGATTGAGAGCATCTTCTGTTAATGGCATAGGATTTTTGAAAATCTGTACATTGACATACTTCGTTAATTTACCAGTGCCCTGTCTTTCAAATGAGACGGGAACGCCCTCTGTTGGGTGGCTAACATCAACAAACCGTTGAGTTTCCTCATCTGTTGATCTTGATAGAATCTCTTGATACAAAGTCCATGGACAACTCCACAAGAATACCTCTTGAGGGTCGTCAGCGAGAAGATTATGTACGAAGAACCACATCCTTCTATCTGGATAAAAGGTCTTAGCAAGTTGTGGGTCTGTATCCCATAGTTCTGATGTCTGCTGCTCACAAACATAGCATTTTGCTGGGACAACAATATCGTCGTACATTTTTCTGAGGAAGTGTTTCATTATTGAGTTACAAAGATAATCACCAAAACCTTCCTCTCCATCATCCCCTACACTTCTATGGAAGTGCATTTCTAAGCCATAGAAGAGTAGCTCATCTACCTCAAGAGGTTGAATTATTCTAATTCTGTTCTTGCCCTCTTTCGGTACAAATGATTTTACTGTAGACCTGTCAAAATATGACACTCTATCGCCAGGTGCTCGATAGAATTGGTCTTTCTTTTCATTTCTTTCTTTTAAAACCTCACTACTAACACCACTCTTCCATTTTCTTTTACGGTTCTTCGACATCAGCTTCTCCTTTTCCATGTCTTCTTTTAAAGTCTCTGATCGCTCTAAGTATCATCCCAGGCACTATATAAGCAAGCATAGCCACTACAAAGGAGAACACAAGGGCTATCCATATGATATCATATATATCCATGTTTATCTCGCTGGCCTCTTTGGTTTCTTTTCAGTTTTCCTGCTTTTAATCTGTTCCTCAATCTTTTTTCTGATTGAGTCAGCAAGAAGTGCCTTTGTTTCCTTCTTTGACTCTATTTTTGAGAAGTACCCTTGGCCATGAAGCTTTGCCATAGTTTCGAGAAGGCTGATTTTCTTATCGTATGCCTTTCTGTTTGCTTCTGCCTGAAGAAACTGTCTCCGAAGCGTTTTGTACTGCGGATTTGACCTTATAACAGAAGTTATAGCCCCTTCTGTCAATTTTGGAATACCGTACTTAGCCTTAAGCTCACTCTCATCACAAGCCCGTATGTCCTTGCTAAGTTCTGCTTCCTTATTCTCAAGGTCTGTCTTTAGGTTTGCTTCTTGTGTATGCCAGTAGTCAAAGAAGGCGGGTGCCCTAGAGCACTCTTCTTCCAATGCGTTACGATCAATGATTATATCCTCATTAAACATAGCTGTCCTCCTTTAACTACTTAGACGCTAAAATAAAACTTTCATAGATATTACATTAGTATCTCAAGCTTACGAACAAACTCATCTATTGAGCTTGTAAGTAATGGCATGTTCTCAGGGCTGTATAACGTCATAGCTGGGTGAACAGAGTATGTTACCCAACAGTTGTAATCCCTATGCCATTCAGTTGTAGCATTTATAGACATTATACCAGAGTCTTGACCTCTAAAGAAAAAGTTACCTGTATTACCAAAAGATAGTATGAGAAATGGCTTTACTATTTCTATTTCTTTTTCAAGCCAGTGTCTACATTTATTAACATTAGTCTTTTTTGGAGTCTTTGTTTTAGATGGATAACACTTACAGACATTAGTTACGTGGAAAAGTTCTCTTTCTAATCCTAGCATAGTCCATAATCTATCACCAGAGTCACCAATAAAGCCTATTCCTTCTCTGTCCTCATCCCTACCAGGTGCCTCTCCGACTATCATAACATTCATTCTACCTTGGCTGGGCAATACTGGTCTACGGCACTCATCTCTTAGGTTACACTCTATACATTCTTCAGCTTTATATATTTCTGATAGGTCTGGTATAGAGCAGTCAATAAATAAATCGTGTTCATCATCCTTTAGCCCACCTAATTCACCAGAAATTAGTTCATCTCCGAACCAAGAAGCTTGGGTCATAAGTGCTGCCTTATCATCTGAATTTCTTGCTAAGGTTAAGACTGCCTCACCTTCGCAGTGCTCTATTGTATATTTTTTCTCGTTATAAATCTTACTACCAAATATAAGCATCTTAAAGTCGGTATCGTCTTTAAGATTTCCGTAAACACCACCCATAGAGCCGAACCCCGTAGTATCTTTTGTTTGAGATGCTGCTTCCCTATAGCCTACCCTTAAGGACTCCATCCTTCCAAAGAAGAATCTGCTTTTATCTCCGATGTCGTAGGATTCGGATAGGTCGAGGATATTGATTTTTTCGGATAGTTTTCTGATTAGCTTTCGGTATTTATAGAGAGGGTCATTAGATAATTCAAAGTCGAAGAATTGGGATAATTCCTCAAGTTCCTCTTCTGTTGAGTTTAACTTATCTTTAGAAGACTCGTATGCTTTTATGGAAATTAGAGTTTCTCTTACTTTTTTATTAACTTTTCTTAAAGTTTTCCGTTTTCTTAATTTCTCTTCTAAGTCTTCGGGGCTAGCGAAAACTCCTGCATTCGCTCTGCATTCGACAATCTCGTTAGAAGCTACCTCCCCTACTCCCTTTATTTCTCGGAATGGAGCAAGTAAGCTATTATCTTTCCCTATAATCCAGACATTTGAGTCGGATTGATTAATATCAGGGAGTTCGATTTTTATTCCAAGCCTTTTTGACTCGTTTATTAACTCGTGTTTCTTACTGGCTGGCCCATAGGATAGTAATGCTGCCATAAACTCAAGAGGATAGTAGACTTTAAGGAACATCTGCCATACTCCTATTAAAGAGTACTCGACAGCGTGGCTGAGATTAAATCCGTAAGAACCATAGTTCTTTAATTCATCGAATACTTCATCAGCTTCGGTCTCATCAAGGGTGCCTAATTCTTTACAACCCTTTATAAAGTCATCCTTAAAACTCATAAACTGTTCGACACCCTTAGACTTACTCACAACTTTTCTAATAGTATCAGCTGTTTTCCAAGGCAAACCACCTAACTCATACATCATCTTCATTATCTGCTCTTGGTAGAGTATAATCCCGTAGGTGTCTTTTGTGATCTCTTGGAGTATTGGATGCTTTTCTGGTACTTCCTCTATGCCAAATTTTCTATCTCTGTACTTTTGACACAGCCCCGACCTCAAGGCACCTGGTCTATGGAGGGCATTTATTGCCACTACTTGGTCAAAATTCTCTCCTTGTATATCTCGACACAGCTTAATCATACTTGAAGAGTTAAATTGAAATATCCCTATTGTGTTCCCTTGAATAAATTGGTCATAAAGCTTTGGGTCATCGATATCAATCAGGTTGTAGTTGATATCCTCACCGTGTCTTTCCTTTATCAGCCTCTTCGTTTCAGCGAGTATAGTCAGCGAGTTCAAGCCAAGTATATCTAATTTCATTAGCCCCATATACTCAGCGTCTTCCTTATCCCAATTACAGACATTCACACCTTTTCTAACAACAAAGGAGGCATTTTCACCCGTTCTGAGATCGTGCTCTGAGACACACACCCCCGCAGCGTGACGCCCTGCTGCTTTTATCTGCCCTTCAAACGCCATCGCCATCTCGGTGATTTCAGGATACTTCTCTTTAAACTTTATGCCGTCCTCAAAAGTTGAGAAGGCATCCTCTATGGTAAAGTCAGCACGAAAGTCACCGCCTGATCTCACAACTATACATTTAGCAGCCTTATCAACTTCTATTAAGGGAATATCAAAGACTCTTGAGACATCTCTCAGTGAGCCTCTACCATGCATTTTTAGGAAAGTAGAAACCTCAATTACATTCCATTTACCGTAGGTATCGGCTAAATGTTGTTTAACTAAATCTCTTTTTCTGTCCTCGAAGTCCATGTCTATATCAGGCAAGTCGATTCTGCCTGGAGAAATAAATCTTGAGAACACAAGCTTATATTTTATAGGGTCAACATGAGTAATTCCAAGGCAATATGAGACAAGGCTCCCACCAACAGAGCCTCTGCCTGGTCCAGACATTATATTATTCTTTTCACACCAATTTATCAGTTCCCAGACAATCAAAAAATATCTGGTAAATTTTGGCATGATGTGGCTGAGTTCTTCTTCAATTCGATTTTCATATTTCAGATAATCTCTTCTTATCCAATCATGGTCTTTTGCTCTTTTTTCAAGCCCATCAAAAACAAGGTTGATCAGTTGTTCATCTTCATCCATGTGGTCAATGCCTGGCATGAAGACCTTGGGCAGTTTTGGCTCTCGTTGCTGAATTTGAAAATCACCACACAACGTTTTTACCATAGTCACGTTGGAAATTGCTTGTGTGAAAACTGATGGAAATACATCTGTGTATTTGTTGAATGCCAACTCCATTTCACCTGCTGTCTTCAAATACAATTCATCAAAGTCAAATTTCCATCGCTCTGGGTTGCTCCATTTGTCCTTGCGTTGCATGCACAGTAGGACTTCTTGGAGTTTACTGTCTGAGGCATTTATGTAATGACAGTCGTTGGTTGCCACAAGGTTGAAGCCATAGTCTTGGGACATTTCTAGTGCCAGCAGATTTGCTGATCTGGTTCCGTCAATATCCAGTGGCATTATTTCCCCGAAAAATTCTGTCTGTTCCATAATTCGAGGGACTAGCTCAGGTGCCTCAGACATCCTTAGAAATGTCGAGGCACAAGCAGACATGATAACTAATCCGTCTAAATGGTCTAACAAAATGCTTGGGTCGATTCTTGGTCTGTAATAAAACCCCTGAAGGTTTGCTTTAGTTAGAATTTGTAGCAGGTTTTTCCAACCTACTTCGTTTTTAACAAGGGCAGTTATGTGATATCTTTCCTCACCCTTTTCTTTTACCATTATATCTGAGACAATGTATAACTCGCAACCATGGATCGGCTTTATTCCTTCTTCATTACATGCTTGCTGGAAGCGTATTGCACCATCTACGTTAGCATGGTTGGTCAGGGCTAAGTGAGTAAATTCAAGTTCTTTGGCTCTCTTAGCCCAATCTGGAGCAGTGCCCAATCCGTCCAGTAGCGAGTATTCATTATGACAATGCAGGTGTACAAAGCCCATTATTCTGTCCTCAGTGCTAAAGTTTTAAACTCTTCATCTCCTTCTCTTAAATCAATTACTTGTATTAACTCTCCTGTTTCCTCATCCTCTATGAATACATCAGATGTTTTACTTAATAACCAAACTCCATTAGGTATATGGTTTTTAAGTTTTTGTTCATCTGTCATTTTCCAGATAACTCTTTGTCTTGAAGATTCTTTTGACATGTTTCCTCCCTATTTTGCTATTGTCCCATCCTTCCAATACTGCATAGTCTATCGTATAATTTGGATCTTGGTAAGCAATATCTTTGCCACCATTCCTTGTATAAGACTCCCACAGTGCTTTTGGGAATTTCTTTTCTTCATATAACCACTCCCAATCGCCCCATCTTTCCTTTAAATATGCTCCGATAAAACTATTAATCAGATTAATATTATGGAAGTCGTCAGGCTGATTGTCGTAATCCGATAGCTTTCCTGTAATATGAATAGTAGGATTATTCATTTGCTTAGCACAGAAGTAGCCAAGGGCAATCCTCTCAAATGTCATCAGTGTTTCTTCCAATCCACCAGCAAGGAAATGGGTCTGGCTTGGTGCCAACAAGAACCCATGATCTTTCATGTTTCTCAAAAAGAGCCCACGATTAGTGGCATACATATCATCTCTCGTAGGCACTATCCTTAACTTCTGAGGGGTGCCGCCAAGGAAGGACTTAGTGTTTATTACACCGCATTCTGGAAATCTTGTCATGTAATCCACTGAATGCAAATATCTTTGACCGCTTGAGAATGGATACTTATTAGTTCCTCCAACAAATTCAAAGTCGTCATCAATAAATAAGTAGATATCACATTCTGGATACAACTCAGCACATTTCTCTCTCATCTTTATGAGTTGTATAGGCTTTGCCCAAACCCCAGAAAGAATGAACCTTGCGTCAAAGCCGTAACTCATTATATCAGCTACGGCTTTAGTGGCAAGGTTTAAGTTCCAGTCTTTCCCATTAAAGTTGATAAGCCAAGTTGTAAAGTTGGCCATCTCCACTACATGTTTCACTGACGGAATTAGCTTTTTAAAAAAAATATCAACATTATTCGTCGGACATATGATTCCAACTGTGCTTGCTAGTAATCTTTTTTTCATCTATTCCCCAAATTTAAAAATGGTAAAGTAGCATTCGGTATAATTTGGACAGGCAGTTTCCCGTCCCATTTTTCAATAGCTTTTAGCTGGACATAGTCCTTCCCGCCTTGAGCATTAACAGCCTGTGCTTGAATTTTAATCTTTTCTGCTTCGGCTTTAGCAGATACAACTGTCTGTTCGGCTTCGTATTTTCTTTGCTCTAACACATTTTTAGCTTGTAGTGCTTTCTGTTCAGCTGTTACTTTAGCTTCGATAGCTGCATTAAATTCTGGAGAGAAGTTAAAGTCTGTCATAAAAACATCATCAACCATAATATGGCTTTTTGCTAGTAAACTTGAAATAGTTTCCCTTAAATCATCCTTAACTTTCTCCCTATGTGTAATTAGCTGTTCAGCTGTATATTTAGCAGTTGTTTTCTTTATTGATTCTTCAATAGAGGGTGCTACAATTCTAACATTTGCTTCATGTCTTAAATTCTGATATATCCAATTAACGTGTAATGGATCAAGATGATAATTTACAGCTACTTTAGTAGATACAATTTGTAAATCTTTGCTTGATGCTGATGTTCCTTTCTCTTCTTTTTGAATAGTTACATCCATTTTCTCAACATCTTTAACAATAGGTGCTATCCAATGGATACCTTCATTCAAGATAATATTCTCTACAGCACCCCACCTTAAAACAACACCTCTCTCACCAGCAGAAATCTTTACAAGCGGGTTTAAGATAAAGAAAGCAACTATGGCAAAAACGATCAAGGTTGCTGCTACATATGTTCTTGGTCTTGTAAAATCAATCATTTTCTTCCTCCTTTTTAATTTCCTTGTTTTTCTTACCAAAAAGTAATTTAGCCACAACCAATAGGATTATTAAAAAGAATAATAGTTCAAACAATATTCTCATATTAACCCCCTTTCATAAAGAATATCCCTACAATCCTTTTGAGGATATTGCTGAGCCAAGTTCTTTACCCCATCTTCTGAAATTGACGACGGCTTTGTATGTCTCATGCCATTCACCTCTAAATGGTAAGCCCCTATCATCTATGTAAATATCAGCACCAATCTTAGCTTCACTCATTTTTGACTTCTTATTTCTTGGTGAGAAATTTATATAGTCGAATGGTATTTTGTGAGTCCTTAGATGCTGTTCTACTTTATCCGTCATCTTTCGGCAGGTATGGACAACTATGATAGCACCCATTTCTTTAAATTTCTCTAACGCCCACTTAGCCCCTTGTAGTGGCTCTCCGAATACTGCTGGGCCACGCCACTCATCGTATTCAAGAATCGTTCCATCCAAGTCAACTGCTATAATCTTATCCTTTAGCCTATTTTCCATTTCACCTCCGCTAAACTTTTGTTATAAGATATATAATTGTTATCCAAAAAGGTGTGGCTATAACTGTCCCCCAAAAGACCCCTTTAATGAATTTGTTATTCTTCATCTCCTCTCAACCTCCTTTTCTCCATTTCTTCTTCATAGAGTAAGGCTAAAACAAAATAGACTGCCCCATCACGAAGAGTATCTTTAATATTTTCTGAGGTCAGGCTCTCTCCTGCCTCATAATGGTTATAAGTCCTTACAAGCTTTCTGTAGATATCATGCATAAGACCTTCTTTGCCTCTTGGAGCAAATTGTATGCCGTATCTGTTAGTAGCATCTATCTTTATCTCAAGTATCTCTTTGAGATGTTTGTTTATAGCATGTTTAGCTATGTTCTTTAATTCGTTATTAAAATGATTATTATGATCAGTTTTGTAGTTCGTAGTATCGAACCATTTATCATTAATATCTTTGAGAAGTTTTTCACTCTTTTCGTCTTTTTGTTCCTTTTTATTAAGAGGAAACTTACCAACATATTTTATGTAATGATCATAGTCTTTTAAGAGAAGAAACTCTATCATCTTACAGTACTTTTCTCCTCTATCATCTTTACAAGATTGCGGGAAGTATTTTCTTGGATTATTCTGCCAGAAAATTGCTTCTATGCCATAATCGAGTTTATGCTTTGTAAGATACTCCCCACAGAAGAATTTAAACGAATCCTCAACAAAGTAGTTCCTGTGAGTAGGGTCTTGCCAAGCAAGGATACAGTCTTTATGAGGAACATGTATCCACATCTTCCCCGTATCCTCATAATCTGATTTATCATCTGTCCACTTCAATACTCTCCAACACTCATTCATCAAGAATATCAGCTGTCTACCAGTTATATGCTCAAGAGTATGAGAGGTATAGATTGTATCGACAGACATGTCTGGGAAGGGTAGAGGGGTTACTGTAAAATCCATACATATATCTGGGTTTACAGCTTTAGAAATATCAATGCCTTTATACCAAGGTTGATACTTATTTCTGCCACAACCCAAGTCTAATGCTATTGGCTCCTCGAAAATCTGAAGACCTTTATGGGTCATTATTTTATATTTCTTTTTCTCAGTCATAACACCTCCTATTTAGATTGTTCTGGTTGAGGTGAATATCCTTTCTCCATAAGAGTACACCAATCTTCAAATACTTGTGACTGTTTAATATTATCTACTGGCTTAAGGTGGTCATACTTATTCTTTAATGGGCAACCAGCAAATCTTGGGAAGAGACATGTTTCCTTTACTAAACAGTTAGGAAGTAAAACTCTTTCAGCCCAATGGTGGACTTTTTGTACGAGTTTCTTCATCTCTAATGCTGCCTTTTGGAATTCACCTTGGGCTCTAACACATAATCTTGAGCACATTAGTTCGGATAGTGATCTAAGATTACAGCCAACGAGTATGTTAGTACATATATTAGTTGGAAGAACCCCTCTGGCGTCTTGGATTGATGCCCCCTTCCCAAGAAGTAGATTGTAAAATTCTTGAATATCACCCATACAGTTGGTATACAAGGCACTTTGATACTCATCATTCTGTATGCCGTCTGGTATATAATAGGCAAACCCAGTAGCTGGGAATACTCTCATACTTTGTTGGGCAAAAGAGAACCCTACTCTATGCCTAACAAGCTGATGGGTAAATGCCCTTGTAACATCTTGTAGAAGAAAAGTGTAGTTAACAAACTCCCAAGATGAGGAGATGGTATTGAATACATACTCTAACTCCTCACCTTTTTGCCTTTCAGTCATATCCAGTATTTCTTCAAACCTTCTTGGGCTTGAGAGATGCCTTGTATTTTTGCTGAGTATGAGTATCTCTCTAGCGTTTTTTGTATAGTCAATCAGAGTTACTCTCAATTTCACCTCCTTACATACAAGCAGCAAGAGGAAGTTCTTTCACCTCTCTTGTGCTCATTCGGTTTGCTATCTGAATAACTTTGTTGTCGTCATGCTCAAGCATGGTTTTCAATGCGATAACGTCGTCTGTTGGAGGGCATTTATATCTTCTATCTGTATAGACACAGAAGTTGGTTATCTTTTTACCCTCTATTTTAGACACTCCTCCACCTTTCTTAGCAAGGTAAAGGCCATTCCTGCCTCGGACATAAATCTGTCCAGTTTCTTTGTACTTCTCTAGCTCCTCTTCACCTATGAATGACGATAGCAGAATAAGGGCTTTGTCTTCAGCAGCATTTCTTGCTCTTTCCCTCTCGACATATAGCCTTCTGTTTTCTACTCTCTCTTCCTCTCTACACAGCTCTCTCCACTCTTGATCTATCTTGAGTTGCATTACCTGAGCATGAGTAAGATCAGCTTTTCTAATCCAGACATTATCAACATAATACAACTGGTCTCTCTCAGCAGCTCTGTCATAGAAGTATTCTCTTGTATCATAAGTTATCCAAGTAGATGCTGATGAAGTCGGTGACCAATTACCAGAAGTTGTATATGTTGCTGTTACAGTTGAATCAGTTGCTGTTGAAGTTGTATAATATCTATAGTGAGGAACATAGGTTGTAGTAGTGCTGGAAGTATCTGCTGTCCAAGATACCACTTCTTGCTCCTTTTCATGTATCATGTGTTTTATATGTTTTTTCTTATACTCAAGGATTGGGTCAAGCATTTGAGGATTTTCGGATATTTGATGCAAATCTACATCAAAGCTGTATCGCAGCCGTTCTCCAGAAACAATGCCGTCATATACATACCTTCTGGACATTGAATCTGGAGAATCGACTACTCTGAAATTTATAACTCTTTCCATTACCCACCAGCAAGTCTTGGTACAAAAAGAAGTCTGGCTGCGTGCTCAGGGAATCTGGTTATCTTTCTACCTGCCTTATTCCCTTTATCGTCCATGCGGAAGCATGTATAGCCCTTCTTAATATAGCTATCAAACTGCTTTCGAGCATCCTCAATTTGCTTATCGCTATCTGGATCCCAGAAGATTTTATCATCACCCTTTGAGCATAGTACTTCCATAACTCCTAATTTCATCTGGCACCTCCTAGAAAATTTCAGCTTGTACATCAATCGTCAGAAGGTCTGCTTTAGCCAACTCTTTGATATTTTTCAGCACTGCTCTAAGTATAGCAGTTCTCTGATTTCTGGCAGAGACTGGTATTGGGCCAAGAATCTCTTTGTCTTTCTTCTCCTTGCTATACCATGTGAATATCACCTGCCATACAACTTCTTTTCCATCGTTGTCAGTTTTGTCTTTTCCCATATTATTTCTCCTTTACATGCTTGCCCTTTTACCATATCCGACTATTTTATCTTTTATAAAGAACCAAGATGGTGATGTATCACCTTTAGCTTCTACAGCAGAAGGGTCTGTTAAATAAATAGGTGAAAATTTATGATTAGAAGTGTACTGTTCAACTACAGTTCTCACAGCACACTTCTTCCCACGGTTAGCGAAGTCATGCCCACTGACAATCCCGTTACGTTTAACCTTTCTTGTCCATAAAATAATATCCAGCATGAAGAAATCATACATATGATTACCATCAATGTATACAAAATCCAGAGAGTTATCCTTCACTCTATCAAAGACAAACTCGCTGAAACCTATAAGCCATGTAGCATCATGGTGCATCACAGCTTTAATTGCTTTCTCCATATTCTTTGAATGTAACTGGCTACCCCACCTTATTGTGCTAAATGGGTGATCCTTGTATGGATCAACGAGAAATAGCTTAAGGTCTGGTATTGTCTTAAACATATGAACAGCATTACTGCCTTTTAGGACACCGACTTCACATCCCTTCCTAAAATTAAGGGATGAGAAGAATTTATATAAACCAATTCTGCTCATCCCTTCTACTGTTACAATGCCAACACGATTTAATCTTAAATCGTATTTTTCATCAAGAACCTTCTTTGGATTCATTTATCCTCCCGAACCCGTTGAAATATTGGTAATCTTAAACTTCCGTCATTAGTCTCAGAGTCTGCGTGTACCTCAATAACTGAAGGCAAATCCTCAACGTAAGCTTTCCGCTGGTCATCGGACATTTTACCTGATACTCTCACCTTCTTTCCTTTATACTCGCATATAAAGGCACCGAGCATCTCTTCCATCCTTGTTCCTTTTCTGCCATACTCAAATCCAATAACAGGCAAATCAACCTCTATACCCATACCTTTCAGATATAGAGCTTTAATCCTAAACCAGTGGTCAGACCTTTCCATCTCGTGCCGATGGTCTTTTGTCTTAAGAATAATGCCTTCATTCCCGTCAGCAATTACACCTTTAGTCAAGATTCTTGCGGCATCAGCAGGGTCTGTAGTCTTGCCTACACCAACAAGATAATCCCAAAAGTCCATATGCTTCAGCCTAAAAACTTTATCGCTAGACTTAGACGCTAATTTTAAGAAATCATATTTCTCACCAGATGTTGTGTGTAAGTACCCTAACATATTGTATCTCTCTATGTATGGTAGGTCACATATAACATCCCAAACAAGAAACCGATAAATCTCAGGGTCAATATTGTAGATTCTTCTGGCATGTTTCTGCATTGACTGGAAGTCACCATCTTTTGAGACACACTCACCATCAAATACCATAGGGTAGTCTACACCAAAACCAAAGTGGATTGTTTTAGCGAGCCTCACCAGCTCCTTATCAAATACTTTAAAGTTCTCATACGGCTTGCCATTTGTTGATAGATATTCTACCTCACCATTTCTCTGTACAGTAGCATAAGATATTCTGAACCCATCAACTTTTATAGCATAGCCAATATTGTCCAAGGTCTTTGCTAATTTGAGAAATTTTTGCCATTGCCTGTCTGGAAACGGGTTGTCACCCTTTGGCTTCATAACTTCGTAGAGAGGAAGTTCATCCTCACTAATAAAGTTCTGGGCAGTTTTTATGTTTACACCGCACCTTAAGTCTTTCTTTAAGATTTTAAGCACAACATCCCGTGTTTTATCTGAATACGAACACAAATTGGCAAGAAATTGTTTCTCTGAATCAGTAGCCCCCCTCTTATTTGACATAAGCATAAGAAAGTGGAATATTGCCCCTGGTTCTTGGAAGTCAACTCGTCTGGTTTGTTTTATGTCAAGAGTTGCTTTGGGAAGTTTGTTAATGTTGTAGTGCATGTGCGGGTGTAAAGCATAGATAACTGTATTCTTTAGCCAAGGTGTCTCTTTTAGAAGAATGCCCAGCTTTTCCAGCTTCTCATTCCTCGAAGAGATTTTTGCCAGCTCTGACAATGCGTCAGATACTCCATTCAAATTATCAATCACTCATATCACCTCCTTATTCAACGAATATGTGAACATCATCAAAATTTCCTTTGTATATATTCATAACAATGTTCTTTACCTCATAGTGCTTATCTCCTATACTTATAAATTCTCCTATTTGTGGTAAGCATGGTAACCAAGGCTCACATATTAAATCAGACTCCTCTTGACCAGATTTCTTAACCACTCTGTATATTGCTGACCTTATCACATATCACCTCCTTATCCTAAAGTTGTATGGTACCTAATAAATGTAGCAAAATCTACTGCGAATTCAGGTGATTTGCCTTTGCCAAGAGCAAAACCGATAGTTATTGACCGCCAATCTTCATTATTCTCTGGATCAATTTTATCACATTTATTATGAACTTCATCTTCAAACTGGGTTGTTATTTCCTCTTTTAGAAAACAAGAAGTGCAAAGATACAGCCCATTATCTGGGTTCTCAAAGAACTCAAACTTATCTTCTGTAGATAAGCCACATTGGTTACAATACGTCTTTCCCAAATTTATCACCTACTTATGTGGCCTTGGCAGGCAGCGTTCAATTTAAAGTGTAGAAACCACTACCTACGGGCTGAGCTTTGCCTGCCAAGTATTATGGTCTTGTGATGGCTGGGTGGTGTGTACACTCCTTCCTCGGCAGGATTCCACACAACTCGCTCTCTTACAAGATGCCATCAATGATCTATATAGTATGCTTTATGCTTCACCTTTATGAGCATAATAATTTTCTTAACGTCTTCGACAACCTGATCTATCCTGAGTGACCTCCATGTAGCAAATCTACCCAAGGAGTAAATTCCAAATTCATCAGTCAAGTCCATTAAAATCCGTCTTCTTAGGTTATCATCAATTGGCTCAATCTTACCAAAATCCTGTTTGGTTATATCAATTGTACCATCAATTATATGATTTCTATTCAAGCCAAACTGCTCTATAGAATTATACATATCTGTCGCACCAAACATAGACTCAGCTATTACATCTTCATCCTGTATAGTCATTCTGTACGGTATAGTACTCCTACTATCTGTAAAGTACAATGTTTGGTGGATATTTGACCTGATGTTCAGTTTTGCTCTTGTTACAAATATTGGTCTATAATCAAATTTTACATGATACTTTAACCCACACATCTTTAATAAGGCTGGCATCGGCACTGTACTTATACAAATATCATAATCGTACTTTGATTCACTTTCGAGAACCAGCTTTTTATCTTTCAGTATGATATAAACCTTCTCTTTTATGTAATTGATATCATTTGCTCTTATATTAGAAATCAGATACCTGTCAACGTCACCGAGAGATGATAGTGATCTGTTGCCTAATGAACCGTAGGCTTTAAGGCTGTAGAGATTGTTAAGGAGCAGGTTAGGTCTATCATACAGAACGCCTTTATGGAGTATGGCCTTTTGAGCTTTTATCTTTTTAAGATCACAATTAACATACTCCTTGATAGACCGATCACGGAGCCTCATAACTGCCTTATGGCCATCAGATAGCCCCTTTTTTGGCTTATCATCAAATACTGCTATATCATTGCCAAATGTTTTAAGCATAGCACCTTCTGCTATGAGACCCGCAATCCCTGCTCCTATAACAGCAACTTTCATTATTTAGCCTCTGGAATAGTGGCACCCTTTTTATAAAAGAGCCCATTATGTTTGAATACTTGCTCACCGCCCTCAGGCAATTGGGCGTATTTTAAGACACCAGACACCCTCGTCCTGACATTATTTGAGGACACATTAGCTTTCTCACAGGCATCTTGTATATCCTTAATCTTCAAACCTTCACCTTTAGCTTTAGACCATAAGCTATCGAAAACAGACATGATCTGGTGTGCGTTTGTGCCTTCAGTAAAAGTGAAGTCAGGTCTTGGCCCAATTGGTTTCTTTTTCTTCTTAACCTTTTCATCAGTTTCACCCTTACTCGAAGAGGTTTCGTCTTTACTCGAAGAGGCTGACGTGTTTTTAACAGCTGGTTCTGGCTTGGTCTTTGCTGCCTTCTTCATTTCTTTAACCTTTTTGCCCATATCAGCATCCCACTCTTGAGTTGCTAATGGGAGTTGATCCCAGTCTGCTTGGTCAAGATTATCTAATGTTTCAAACAAAAGATTCTCCAAACCCTTTAATGAAAGTTTCTCATTTACTTCAATACCCAAAACTCCTGCGTGCTCCTTTAGCACCTCAAAAGTGTTGCCGAGTTTGGTTGCTTCAGCACATGCAACATCTTCAAGCTGGTCAATAAAATGCTTGTTGTAAAATTCTGTAACAACAGAAGGGATACCATCCAAGCTGTCTTCTACAGCCTTACGCACTTCCGCAATCAGGACATCTTTCTTAATCCCAATCACCTTGATTGCTGTCCCACAAGCATCATTAAGGTTCTTTGCCATTTCTTTAAGTTCATTGTAGTCTACATTAGCCATTAGCACTCCTCCTTTTCAATGTAAAAAATTTACCATAAAAATCTGGCGTTCTTAAAGATACTTTGAGACTAAAAATTTTAAATTGTCGATGTCTATTTTAAAAAAATCCTCCAACATATGTTTTGGGTAGGATATGCTACCACCTAAGTTCTTAAAATTATTGCCTATTCTCTTCGATCTCATGTGTCTACGAGCCACGAATAAAAGGTCTTTGGGGACACCCTCCACAACCATGGTAGCAAAGTCATAGGATACCTCAGACAGTGCTATTATTGCCTGAATAGCCATAGCAGTGCTCTCTGGGCTGAGCTTTTTGCTTTTAATATTGAAGTCTTCTAAACATGCCTTCTCATGCTTTCTCTTTTTATAAATGTTCTCATTTCGGTAGAGTGTCTTATATTTGTTCTCGACTGCAACATACAGGTATGTAGTAAATTCACACTCGACATCATCTCTCTTTTTTAGACACTCCAAATATGTTACCCACCCTTCTGATATCAAATCATCAAGGTCATAGATAGTGTTTCTTGAGAATTTATATATGAACTGATGGGCTAATTTGACAATGATAGCTTCGCATTTTTTGAATTCTTCAGTCATATTCGCCACCTATACCAAAATTAGCAGTCCATCTTTAACAGCTTGTTCCTCTGTCAGCCCTTGCCTCTTTAAAAACTTTTTAATAGTGTCTTCTGTTCCACCTTTTCTGTCACTTGCTACACAAGCAATTAGGACATCAGAGTTATCAGCAATATCTGTATTTCTTATGAAACCAGCAGCCTTACCATGCTTATCCCACTGGGCAGGGAATACTGTTATTGGTACACCGTAAGCATCAGAGAGAATCTCAGCAAATTGGTCACCGCCTTGAGGGCAACCACCGCTTACAATCTCTAAAGTGAATTCACCCTCAAGCAAGGACTCCTCTGCCTTTTCCCATACCTCAAGGAATGCTTTGCGAATTGCTCCATAGTCATCTTTTTTGTTCCTTCTTCTTGATCCAACTATCCCTATTTTCATAGGCACCTCCTAAATACATGCACCCTAAAGGGTGCATGTGTTTAAAATCAATATCATTGGACTTTTACCTCCTCTTCTTCACTCTTTCCCTTACCATTAAGTATGACCTCAAAGTCTGGGTCGTGTGTTGCATGGTATGTTACTTCGATTAACATACCTAATGACCGTGTCAATTCTATGAATTTGTTTAGTATAACAATGACCGCTTTGAGTATTATCAAAGTTATCATTCCAGACACTCCAAAAAAGATCATAGTCTCTGTTGACATTTCAGTTTCCTTTCAGTTTAGTGTTATGAATTCACGCTAAAATCTATGAGATTTATGAATTCACTGGTTTATAGTTCGTTATATCTCGTTCGGATTGCAAAGCAATCCTCTCTCGACATAACTCCTATAATTTGCATTCAAAGAAGTATGCATTGCACACAACAAGTGAATTCACTCGAACCCCCCGAAGTCTGGTCAAGGTCTGGTTTAGACATCCAACTTCCTGAGTAACCGTTGCATGTCCTCAGCCTTCCCTTTCCTCAAATGTACCCTTCCATACTCCTGTGTATCTAACACTTTCAGACTGTTAATTTTCTCTTTAGTCAAGTATGAAAGCAAATCCTTTTGAACAACAGAGACCACAGACATAAAGACACTTATCTTTTTGTCTAACGCATTGTACACTCTTCTCGGATTGATCCAAGCAGTTGAGTGTTTTGTCACAACGGCATAACCAGAGTTACCTTTAATGCCCCTAATGCCTGTCTCTCTGGCATGCCTTTTGATCTCGTCTTTGAGAAGATTTAGGCGATTACTTTTTGCCCTGACTTCTTCGTTGAGTCGGCATGCCTCGTCAACTATGCTTTTGATTCCTCTGACTCCTGGCGACATCTAATCACCTCCTTTTGTTAAGTGCTTGGGGCAAGTCTAATCCTGTAGCCAATCTTTTATGCGGCATTGGTCAACCATTTTTGTATTGTTTCCATTAGACACGCACTCCAATACTCGTAATTGCCCCAAGCACACTCATTACTGCCTTGACGGATAAGTCTTTTTGAATACGTCACCAAAAGTACCAAGGCTGGTTTTCTTATTTTGTTTGTGTTTCTCGTAGCCTCTGATGATAGAACCCATCTTTGTAATTCTTTCGTTGAGCTCACCCATCTGCTTCTCTTTGGTTTTCAGTTCTGCCTTGAGATCATTGATTATTCGGCTGTAATCCCTATCAGCATTTTCAAGACCTCTATTGAGCCTGTTAATTTCTTCGTGCTGAGACTTGATGTAGATGAGGAACTGCTGGGTAAACATATCTGCGAAGCTTAACTGTTCTTGAGTAAATTCTTTTAAGTCTATAGACTTAATCAAGTCGTCAATCTCGTCAAGGTTCGGTGGAGCAGAGGATGTCTTATCCAGATCATCATCTTCTCTAACATCAGAGACAGTTTTCTTAGCAGACGACTCCAATGCTCTTAGCCTCGCACTCATCTTAGCTTTAGTCAAGGCTTTAGATGAAGGCAATTCATTCGGATTACACTTGATGCCCTTTTCTGTTATGCTAAATGGCACCTCACCTTTGCCCTTACCGCTTTGGTGTATTGGTACTCGACCAGATTTTCTAACAAGACCAGCAGCACTAATTATAGATGAGAAAGCACCCTTGATTTGCTTTAAGCTTATGTCTGGTTGCTTCTCTTGGACGAGAGATTCAAGATCACTAATCTTGAACTTTAGAGATTTATCCCCATTGCACAATTCCTGTATTGTAGACATAACATAGTACTTTATGGGGTACTCGTGTTGTTGTAAATGATGAGCCATAACTCCTCCTTTACGTTGGTTTGGTAAAAATTAGGGATACGATTTATAGAATAACATATAATGTCATCCCTGCATTTCGCTGACATTCGACAATCTAGGGTTAGGATATACCCGAATATACCCTAACCCTCTTGAAGCCGATAAATCGAATGCCACATTTAACACTCGACGGTGATTTTCAATCCGTCTTTTACTTCTTCTTCCCACCAATTTGTTGCGAACCCGAAGATTTTGGACATAACGAGTTCTTTGTTGTAGTCCTTTACAACCTCACCAAGTTTAGAGAAAGTCTTGCTCGCACTACCGTAATGGTCGTACAATATCTCTCCTTGGAGATTGACAGCACAAGGATAACGCCAGCCTTCGAGTTGAAACTCGACTTCGGCATTAACTCTGTTGCTACCATAAAGGCTTGTTGTTACGTTCTCACGAAACGCAATGTTATTAGCTTCGAGAACAGCCTTGAACTTGTCGATGTCCTTGATTCGCATCTTGTACTTAGACACGTGGCTCATTTAATCACCTCCTTTGCTGTGAAATGTCATTCTTTTACAGAAATGAATGGCTATTAATTATTTCTATTTTTTGATAGCAGATTGTGCCTATTGGCAATTCGTTGGTGGCATCACCAATAACTCTTCTCATACCTTCAATGCGGCCATATTCTTGTATGTGTCTCATTACAGATTTTAGCCATACATCACCGAAGTGGCCAAGGAAGACCTTTGGTGTATGCCCTCTTCCTATGCCCTTTACTCTTAATACTTCATACTTACGGTCTGAGTAGGATACTCTCCTTTTTGGAGCAAGACACATCTTGTTAAACAAATGCACATCTTGGAGTCTTTTGAAGACCATTATTCCAAGAGTGTTTTTTGGTGCACTTATTGTGCTACCATTCGAGTAATTTATCTCGAAATCTCCATCAACAAAACATGATAGGCGTAAGCCTTCATCTGAAATTCTTACAACCTTGAATTTAAGATTCATCTAATCACCTCCTTCCCTCCTTGTGTGGATTTTTATTAACTTTCGTCTATCGTACATAGAAGAGGGGGCATTCAGATCCCCCCCTTTTATGTACAATAGCTACGCTATTGTACATATTTTTCAGAAGCTCTTGTGCCAGGCTGCAAAGTTCTTCCTTGCAGCAATGGTTAGATATCAAGACGACGAGTTAGACGAGCATCTTTGGAGTTGACGATCAGAGAAGTAACTTCCTTCATCTTTTCACCAACGATTCGCCTAAAGTCACCGTCGGCTTTGAGCATTGCGTACTCCGTACCGTCCATATACATCCTGATATCTTCAATCATACTCTGTAACTCTTCGTGCTGGATACAACCGTCATAGACGGTAGCGAATCTATCAAGGACATTAGTTACGGATTTAACAGTAGACGCAGAAATATCGCCTGTCCCAATACATTGATCTCGGAGTTTATCTATGCGGTCATAGAACTCTTTGGCGACAATAGATACTAAGGAATCTTCAAACTCCTTCATACTTTTCTGAAACTTGGCGACTTCTGCCTCATACATCTCTGGAGACAATACTCCGTAGTCTTTACCAGGTGGTTGGATCATAACGAACTGCCAATCAAATACAAAGTTATCTCTGAGTTGGGCTGGGGTCGGGTAGTTACCCTCTGAGTACAACTCTGGATACTTATTAGCGTACTTCTGCTTTTCGTGCTCAAACACCCTAATAAGATCATCGAGTGCCTCCATAGCCCACTCTTTCCGAGATTCAAGGGCTTCGTTGACGTATGATATACGGTTTTTGTTAATGAAGTCGACACTTGGGACTGGAAAATAAATCGTATTCGACTTCACGAATCGCCTTGCCTCACCCAAGATACCACGTACCGCTGCGACCTTGCTGTTATCTAAGAGTAAATCTCTCGTCGCACGAACGATCTCTGTGGGCAATTCTCCCATCTGGCTGGGGTCTAATTTTTTCGTAGCACCCCAGAATCGGGTTGTGAGAATGATCAAACAACCCTTCTGATAGATGTTCTGAGACATTTTTCATCCTCCTTTTGCTTTGTTAATGGTTATTCCTCAACTAAATCCTCGTATTCAATGAGCCAAGATTCTTTGAGAGGATATTTTTTGTGCTTAATGGTGATTGAGCATTCATTTGCGAAATGATCAACTTCATCAGGCTCTAGGCTCTCTTTGAATACAACTTTTATTTTCATAATAACTCCAGATAGTTTAGACAAGTCTATCACCTCCCTTTCTTCTTTGCTAAGAACGATGTTTCAAGCATAGAAATTAGAGAAGCCAGCTCGTAGACAGCCAGCTTATCTAAAGCCTTTTTACAGGTCACATACACAGCGGAGTTCGGGGCATAGTTATCGTCGATATGTCCCAGAATCTCCTTAATCATATCTTTCTTTTTTTCAGAGATTTTCATCTATCCTCCTTGATTGGATACTCGTCTTCGCCTGTTAGGAGAGGGTAACCAATCTCCCAACAGTCAAGGACACCCCAAGCTTTCCGCTTGAGTATAATTTCTCTGACATAGTGAAGAGGAAAGGTAACACCATAGTATGCCTTTCCGTCTTCCCACGTCGGATCATAGACATAATTTCCTGGATCAATAGCCCAAGCGTGTAACATAGGGAAGCCAAAAGAGTAAGCATAGCCTTCGACATATCTGAGATAACCATCTTCTCTTTCACACAAGTCAAAGGCATTCTTGAAGCACTCCTTTTTCTTTCCCATTTCTAGGTAAGGAGTGCCACAAGTAGCCTTATGTAGACTTCCATTCCTCAACACAAACTCATACAGGTTGCCGTACTTGAAATCTTTTGGTTTGTAATTTGCGTTAAACTTGGACATTGTTCTCAGGAATTTTAGTAATTCCTGATCACTCATCTCTTTCCTCCCTTGCCCAGTTAAGGGCTTTCCAGAATTGATCCACAACAGTAGACTTAGAGAAGATATTACAAGGGCAATCTTCTGTTACATCTATTCCCCAATCGCCATAAATCTCTCCGCACCTATCGTTACAGAACTCTTCTCTTTGTGATTCCTTATCAATCATTGATGCCCCGTAGGGCGGGCTGAAAGGACAGCATATCAGCCCGCTCCCACGGTCTTTACTGATTGTATCATAGTCAAGGTCTTTTAGAAGCGTCACAATATAAGCCATTGTACCCTCCTAACCGCAGAACCCGCCAAACAAACCGTCTTTCTGCTTTGTCTTCATATAGAACGAAGATTTTAGAGTAACCTTTTCAGCCTCTCCGAAAAGTTCATCTAAGAACTTGGTGGCCTCAACACAACCTTCACCCTCGAAGTCAACGCCTTCTGCTTGGATGGTTCCGTCATTCTTTAAAGTGATTTCTATTTTTGGCATTTCAACCTCCTTACTTTGCCAGGTCAAGTTTACGAGTCTTCACTTTTGGCTCGACGATCTCAGAAGCATTAATTGCGAACTCCTTGAGTTCCTCAGCCTCAGAGAAGCCTCTCTTATTTTGTGGAATAATGTAAGCAGCAGCTTCGATCAACGGTACTTCCAAGTTAGAAGCCATTTGGCAGCAAGCTTCGATCTCAGCTCCTGTCCATTGATCCATAGGTGGAGCATTACCGTTATCTATCTTGAACTTCTTCACATAATAGTCAAGAATCAGAGCCTTCTCTTCATCGTTAGGAAGATCAATATAGAAAGGACTCGAATCCCAGCGACCAGTCCTAAGATATTCATCGGGAATACCCTTAAAGCTGTTACAAGTACCCATCATATAAACGCCTTCTGGCTTCTCCTGCATGAACTGGAGCCATCTACCTGTCATTCTTTTCGATACTCCAGAGTCGGTTTCGCCAGACGATGCGGCACCAGCAAACTGCTTTTCAAACTCGTCCATTATTACCACACAATCTCCGATAGCTTCGATTATGTCGATCACTTCTTCTACCTGCTCGAAGCCTTCACCTTGCCATTTAGAATACAACCTACCGAAATTAATCAGTAAGCCGATCTTATTAAACTGGCCAACGGTACACTCCATAAAGAGAGTTTTACCACAGCCAGGTGGGCCAACGATGAGAATACCTTTAGATGTTCGTTTAGTGATCATCTTGCTTACAACCGTCTTCATCCTTTGGTATCCAAGAATGTCGTTGTAGTCCTTTGTAGTTTGAAGAACGTCTATGAGACCAGATTTCTCTATCGTCTGGACTTTTTGCTCATTAATAAGTTTAATATCAAACTTCTTTGTCTCAGTATAAGAGAGAGCCAAGACGTTTTCAATCTCCGTTTTGGTTAGCCCTTTCGCTGCATGGATGACGGCTTCGTTATCTCCGTCAAGTAGCTCCATCTTACCAGCAGAAGTAGCGACGTGATGCATACACCCTTTAATCTCTTTAACATCGGGTAACGGCATCTCCAAGAGCATAAAATCTTTGCGGATTTCAATGGGAATCCTTGTATCAGGAGAAAGGACGATTATGGATTTACCCTGATTCTTCCAGACATCCGTATAATTCTGTACGGTCTGGATCACAGGGGGTTTATCCAAGAACCAATGATAGTTGTGCAGGATTAATACTGTGAAGTCCTCAGCCTTTTCGGTGAGTTCCTTCAACGGCAGCAATGGATCTTGTTGCTTTGCCGAGATTACATCCCATTGTACTACCTTGTACACACTACCATCCTTTCTCTGGGCAGACGATATGATCTCGTCGAGTACATCCGCAGCTCTTTTAGCTTCGTTAGTACGGACAAGAAACCCTGAGTAACCCGCAGCAAGAAAGTTGATAATACGCTCAGCTTTTACTTCACGTTTCATTTTCCCCTCCTTTCAAAAAGTTATTACTGCTTATAATTTGGTAGACTATCAAGAATACTTGGGTCAACAAACTTCCAGAACTCGACGGTAACATGCTCCGTCTGCCCTCTAACCCCTGTATCCTCGAACATTCCTGTGTTGAAAATCACTTGGGCTATCTCTCGATTTTCTGCCCAAGTCTTTACGGCAAAAACGTCGTCAGGTAGATTATCAATCTCTGGGACATTCGTTGTCAATATGCCGTATCTCTTGCCCGTTTCTTTCATTACTATAACAAGGGCTATCCGCTTATTGTTATATTGTGCTCGTTGTAATGAAAATTTCTTACGTTTAAAGTTGAAGTCCATTAATCCTCCTGTATCTCGGTTATGATGCCTTTTACTTCTTTCCCGACATCAACAATAACACCTCTAATACCACCATGTTTCTGGATGTAGAAACCAAGAGCAAAGATCCAGAATATCCACAATGCAAGAAGTATTACAATTGCTGATATCATCCATTTCTCAGCTTTACTCATCGTTTTCTCCATCCTTTCTTCTTGCCAAGTTGACCTATCCACACCATAAAATACCATCGTAGTATTCTCTGGGTGCCACAGATCACACCTACCAAGAATCGTTTGAGTACTTTCATTTTCCCTCCTGTTAAGTGAATTGCTCACAGTTGTCACAGACAAACTGTAAAGTCCCTGTGTGGACTTGCCCACATGTGTAACATTTGCTGACTCTTGGAAATTCCTTTCCATACTTTATGATATGGAAGTCTACTTGGCTGTTAAATGTTGGAAGTGTTATCAGCCCGTTTTCATAGGATTCTTTAGAGGCATTTATTGCTTCAATAATCTCACAAGCCCTCTCGAATCTTTCAGCATTGAGCACCTCTTCCTTTACATGTGACGCAACTTCATTTAAGTCGTCTAGTGTATACAATTCGATCTCATCATCAGAGTACTTACCACTTCTGGACATAGCAATTAGTACTCTTGCTCCAGACATACCTTGATTCTTGATCATCCATCGCTTTAATTCTTTCTTCATCTCTTCTCTTGTACGCATTTCCTCACCTCCCTTCATCGTTTATTCTAAACGCACATAAAGGGCTGAGCCCTTGGAGGCACTCAACCCTTTAAATTTGCTTAGAATTAACTAAGCAGCCTGGCCCACTTCAGCCTCGGCTTCTTCGACTGCGATGAGTTCATATTTACCGTCAACCTTGTTAGCAATACCGTTATTGGCGAACCAATTGGCAACAGTCTTTGCTCTGCTCTCGGTCTTCAGCCCAGCTTCAACCGCCCTCTCTGTGAGTTCCTTCAGAGTCAGAGGTTTACGTGCTCGCTGGAGAACACCGAAGATTATAGAAGAACCAGAGTTCTTCTTAAATTTAATAGTATCAGGTGTAACTGTCTTTTTCTCACCGACAGCCTCTTTAGCCTTGGCTTTAGCAGCCTCTAATTTTTCTTTTTCACTTTGTTTAGTCATTGTGAAATCCCCCATTTAGTATTTGTAAGGTTAATTGTTTACAGGGTTACTACCGAAGTTTGCTTGTGTTTACCACCTCCTTTTAGTGGCCTATTAAGCCACGTAATACTCCTAATGCTATTGTTCCGAGCAGATAGAGTATAATTACCGCAGGAATTGAAGCAATTGCCCACTTGACCATAAACCGAACCATAGAGCCGAAGGGCATTCTTATGTCTGTAACAACAACAGACTCATTTTCAACAGTAATCTTGGGTGCTTCTTCCCACACCCCTTCTTTCTCCATAGATCAATCACCTCCTTTACCATCCGTATCGGTTGTAAGTAAATGCTTTCCTCATAATGACACGCCTTTCTTCCCAAGTTAATTCTTGGTAGAAGCGTCGCATGTCTTCTTTAGACAGGCCACCGTGAACTTCCATATGGCCAGCATCAGCAACGATCTCCATAACTTCGTCTTTGGTCATAACCTTAGACTCGTCAGGTCTGCCCCAATCATCCACAAGGCAATCGCCTCCGATTACATCCCAAGTCCTATTGGCAGCTGAGATAACTCTCTCCTCAAAGCTTTGTTCAGACACTCTATCACCTCCTTTATTCCCAGTTAAAAGGGTTAATAGTGCTATCTAAATAGCACCAGCACTCTGGTGGCTGTGGCAAGCCTTCGTCTTCTTTGCCATTGAAGCCACACTCTTTACAAATTACTTCGTCGGCATCGTACAATTCTTTCCCACACCTTGGGCATATACTGTTTTCTACACATTTTGGGCAAGGGTCGAATTCATACATAAACCCTGGGCTCAAGGATATTCCAGAAGGACTTGGATCATACTTACTCCAAGAGCCACCCCAACCTTGACAGTGTGTACAGTAATTGGGATAGGATTTCTCGTACTCTGCCACAAGAACATTGTGTAAAGAAAATGCCCCAACACAATCCTTTGAATGTTCCATTTTACCTCTCCTTTACATTATCCCTCCAAGTATTGAAGAGAGTTGATGGGCAACCAGTATCAATCCCCACATCGTTTGCTAACATAGGGTTAAGTGCTTCAGCACATCGGTACTGGTGCCCGTTCCAATAAAGCTTTTCGCATCGGTTATAGGCATCGCCCCACCCATTACGTGTTGCCATACTGCATGGGAATGAGATACAGCAATACCCACAACCAACACATTTAGGAAAATCTTGCATTACAACTATTCCTCCTGTCTAGATTCAATAAGTGGATCTAAGAACTTCTTTATAGCAACGCTATGTGCCCCTTGGCATAATGAAGTAACTGCCTCAGGGCCACAAGTTACTGCTACTGTGACCAAGGTCTGTATGAAGAGATATATCTCGTTCATATAATCGCTATCATTTATGAACTCCATATTCATTTTATAGAAGTCAATGATTTCAAGCGTTTCTCTCCAAGCAGACTCTGAGTATGCGAAGAAGTCTTGATCCTTGAGCACTGTCTGTCTGTAGTGCTCAATAGCCTCAAGCCTCTTTGAGTCAGTATCTTTATTTGACTCAACGTAGTTTGCTTCATCCTTCCTCATTATCCCCTCCTTTTGTTTTAATGAAATATACTTGTGGCTACCCTCGCTGGGCTCGGCATTACCACAGTGGTTCGAGGGTAGTGGCAAATTTATTTCATTATTGACCCTCCTTATCAGTCTTTATCTTTGTGGATGAATATTCTGTCGAAGTGGTACTCAAGGTTAGACCAGTAAAAGTTAGTTTTATACTCGTCTGCCATAGCCATAGCAAGCTTGCTCAAATCAGCAGTCGTCATACTATCTAATATCTTGCGTATTTCAGCAACCTTTTTTGTTCCAGCAAATTTCAGGTTTAAGTATGTCTCAAGCTCAGAGAATGATAAGCTTGCTATCACAACTCTCGCTTCTCTTATGTTGTCTGACACATCACCTCCTCTGGATATTGGCTACAAACCTAAAGAAGTTGTGGATGATTCTCTTCTCGTTCTGCTCTGGTTTATTTAGCCAATCCCTGCCTATTGGGATGCTCTTGCCTCTTATTGAGGCTCTATCAACCTTAGTAGTGGCGATGTCTTGTCTAACACAATTAATTGAATCTCCGTTTTTTCTAAACTGATACCAGTTCTTCGTAGTCAGATAGAATACTGAATTACCCTTGGGCATCCAGCTTTGGAGATTCTTTTTTATGTCGTCCATAAACTCGTCGGCAAGGTTGACTTGATTCTTTCTTGCCATTTCTCCTCCTTGCCCGACATTTCCTGTCTGGGCTATAAATCGCTTGGCTTCCCGATACCTGGGAAGTTGAAATTGCCTTTCCTAACTTCGGCAAGTTCAGCTGCCCTTGCTTTCGGATAGTCTGGGTGCTGACGCTCCTCTTCTAAACAGCTGAAGCATATCCAATCTGTATTAAACATAGACATAATGTGAGATGAGGATTTCTTGTCACACCTATCACAGTTTTCGTCGGGAAATTCCCTTACAACCAGCCTTTGGAATTTATTTGTGCTTGGCTTTGACACTTTTCCTCTCCTTTCTGGGTACATAGAAAGACCCAAGTCTTTCTTTTACGTGCTTGTTCTCTTTCCAGCATTCGCTGAGTACAAACTCATACTCATTAATAGTTGCTTTATAGTAGTTGATTTTCTCATTCAATAAGTAAGAGATAATCAGCACTAATATGCTGGTTATGAGTAGAGTTATTGGTGCTAACCAACGCATCTATCACCCCCTTATTCATACTCATCGTTATCTGTGAATACTCCATAGCCATCGTACTCCATACCCTCCATCTCAGTATAGAATCCCCAGACTATGTCTATTGCCTTCTTCTCATCTTCTGGTGAGCTACCGACAATCTGGTTAGAGGCAAGCTCAAGGACTATTTTGAGAGCTTCTTTGATCTTCACTCGTTTTCACCTCCTTTTTAAAGAAAATAGTAAAATCAAGAGGATACGCAGAAAATCAGACCTCTGCATTTCCTCTACATTCTACAATCTCCTTGTGGGGAATACCTAAGTATAGGTTGTTTTAAGGGCACAGAGGCAGGTGGGGAAGGTGAGTGGAGAGAAGGGTGTCTAAGCCCATATACTCACCACAACCTCTGTGCCCAAGAAGATTGGTGTAGTGCTTCGGTTAAATGTTAGATCAAGACGATTAATTCCAGAACGTCCAACTTCATTGCTCGACGGCATCCCATCCCTAACCACCACCAAGCATTACTCGGAGCCAGATCATTTCCTAGCAAGGAAGGCCAAGCCTCGACGCCACAACGCTCCTGATAAGAGCGTGCCAGAACTCTACGACATTACACAACAATACACTGCAGACTACCCCGCCATAGTTCACAACGAAACACCACAACCCTCGACGTCATTACGCTCCAGCATACTTCATTTCTCTACGTCAGATCGTTCTATTACAATTCAAAGGACATCGGTTCTCGTAGGCATAACAATGCATTTAATCTCGTTGGGTGTCACAACTCGACTACATCACAAGTCACAATAACCCAAAACACGCCTCGTCTTCAGATAAGAACACTGCGGTATCGGCAATACATAACAACCCTCTGCGTCGCTTCATTTAATAGCGTATCAATACACACCGCAACTCGACTTCGCAGCGTATCACTCCGTTACGGACAGCGTCAGCACTCGACGGCACTTCGTGTCAATGTATAGCATACTAAAACAATACTCTACGACAAACCTACCCAATTCATCTCACAACGTCGCAAGACAGCGAAGGGCATTTCTCGACTGCGTATCAATCTAATCCATTTCTCGACGGCATTACAACACTCGCCACACCTCGACGACATACCATCACCCGCCACACCTCGACTTCAGCACAAGTCTAAACACTCTACGTCGCATCACAACTCGGAGGCATTACAAGCCAGGGGATTACATCTCAAAACTCTACGTCTGCGTCATCTCGTAGCAGTATAAATCATCCCTCTGCGGCAGCTCGGAGCAGATTAGGACAGAGCATCACTCGACGCCAGATCAACACAAACCTGTTTAGAACAGGCCACAACACATCTCTGCGTCATAGCAGGTCAAGCTGATACAGCCTACGTTACGGCACAGCATCCCTCGACGGCAGCACAATTCACTGTAGACCATTCCTCTTCGATGAACGACGCCACATCCCTCTACGGCAGGTCTGCAAAGATGTCGTTTTCGAGAGTAACGACTGGTGCATCATCAGGTCTTGGAATCTTTTTGATGGATGCTGTGTAGCGTCCTTCACCAAGACTCCGTTCTCCGCCATAGCCGTGTTGTCCTCCATATTCGAGTATCTTAACCAATGACCCGATTGGAACCAGACCGTTTCTCTGTAAAGAAAAACGATATGTTATGGTAGGCTTGACCAAATAGTGGATGACCTTGAGGGCATTTATTTTCTCCACTACACCTTTACTCCTGACAAATGCGTGCACAGGTTGCTCGTAAGAGTCATCCGACTCTGTTACATTGTCTCCATTCTTCATAATTGGATTGAAGTAATCCAGAAGATAGAGATTATTGGCGACTCTTGACTTAAAGGCTGGTATCCCAAGTGCCTCTTTTACCTGATTAGCACTGTCTTTAAGGTGGGCTTTGATCGTTCCCATCCTCACCACAAGGTTTCCATCTCCGTCTGCTTGGAAACCCAATGTAGTCTTTTCAATCATCTTTTGGATTTCGTCTTCAGACATGCCTTCTTGTTGGACTTCGAGAGATTTATTAACCTCATCAACTATCTCATCGATGGTTGCCACAGGGTTTTCGGGCGTAGTCTTAGGTGCCCTTGCTGTGATCCAGTCTCTGACAATCTCTGGATTTTGCGGGACACTCCCACAAAGCCTACCAGTGAAGTTCATAGTGACCTCGAAGTAGTCATAAGTTTCCTTGTTATGGTCAATTTCTATAACTTTTTTAGCCATAAATTTCCTCCTATGAAGCACTACACCAAACTTAATGGCACGAGCCAGTTAAGATTAATCCCAATCACTCCTGTCTCTCTCTTCCAGCATCGGGTGATCTCTGTATATAATCTTGCTTACGCAATGATCATAGTATCTCTTCATTGTATTAGGGTCTGTACGTCTTTCGCCCTCTGCTATAGCCTCATCGTAGGACACACCTAACTGCTTTTCCAGCAAAGCTAGTTGCCTACTATTATGTTCCGCAACCGAGTTGTGACATTCGCTTGGAGCATAGAACACGTCGATCTCTGAATGTGCTATAATCGAATGTGCCTCGTGAGCTGCGAACAAGCCTATAATTTTTCCTAAGTTTGTAAGCATTTTATTTTCCTCCTGAAAAATTTATTTACCATAGACTTTTTGAAGCATTTGTTTGTGAAACTCTGGTTTGAATCCGATTATGAATTCACAGACTTTAGAGCATACTTTTTTATAGTCATCCGTAATAGTCAAAGCATAGCTCTCTCTGTCACAGCAATCACATTTTTCTGGCATTGTGATCACCTCCTTTTTCTTCGTCTCAGGAAGACTTTTTTTCTGGATTTTGTAATCCTCTTGTAGTCAAACTTCGACTTGTCCATCTTCCTTACCATTGCATCACCTCCTTTACTCTTCACGCTCATACTTTATTGTGTTTACCGCAGCGGTCACGACTTGCGGAAGGTGCCTGATACAATAGTGAATATCATCGTGACCTTCTTTGTTATAGAATGTGATCACAGCGTCTTTATCACAGAAAGTACAGTCTTCACCAAAAGCACCACCAGTCCCAGGTGGAGTCTTACCTGGATCATAGCTACCTACCAAGACTCCCGCATCTTTAGCGAGTAATTCAAGGGCACCTTTAGATGCGAAGAGGGCTGGGCCAGCCGTACAGAAGTACTTGTGCTTCTTATATGTAACCACAGAGTTAGGGTCGAACGTCTGTGGATGCATGCTATTCGGCTTTGGCTTCGCCTTCTCGAACAGTACATCCACCATCTTATAGACTGCTTCATCGTTATCTTCGTTACTGGAGTCTGTCCAGCCACAGCTGTATATTTCGCCTTTTTCCAAGCCGAGTTTGACAGCATTCTTCTCATCGTCGAAGACAACATCGTCAGCCCAACCGTCGTGATCACTGGGGCTAAGTATTTCAACGGTGTATTTATACATCTTTCCCCTCCTTCATTTCATCCTTTACGACTGAGTAAACAATGTCCCAGTCAATGTGTTCGGTCTTTTTGAGAGCCTTTTCAACAAGGATATGGAAGCTGTTCATTTCTTCTTGTGAAACAGGAAGTCTACCAAAGCACTCTTTAAAGTCCTCTGGAGATAGAGTGAATGTGATATACTTATCTGTAATATCCTCCCATTCGAGTAGCTCAACGTGAGCTTGCTCGCTGAATGGTTCAATAAGTTTATCTGCCCAACCCATCTGATGAAGGAAAATTTGCATGGCAACAGTTGGGTCATTCTCGTCAAGTTCAACCTCGTCTGAAAGTTGATCGTTGACGAATAAGCCAAACTTGAATGGGCCAGCATCCTTTTCCATCGAATCGTACAGATTTTGTATGGCTTCTTCGATAACTTCCTGAAAGTAGATGAGATTTTCATATTCTTGATCATGTAAAAAGTCTGCCACAACGTTTACCTGCTTAGTTATAGCAGCTTCTTCCATCTCTGCTCTCAGCCTTTCTATTAATGACGGCATAAGCCACCTCCTTTACACTAATTCTTCAAGGGTGCTTAATACATAGAGCATATTACTTTCAAAGTCTTTAAAATGACCACCAATAAAGAACATCCTGGCTTCATCGTTCATTAGCTTCAGAAAACTACCTGATAGGGCAGTTCTGATCATCTGTTTCTGATCTGAATCAAGAGGAACTCCATCGTCAGATAAAGATTCAACCAGCTGTGATAGTTCTTTGATATAGCTTCTCAGGTGGTCCACGATATGCTCATTCCTATAACGACTATGTTTTTCTTTAGCCATTTTAGCCTCCTTAAATGGAATGCGGCTCGTGCCATTAAGTTTGGGGCAGAAGGGAAATGAATCCCCTCTGCCCCCGCTTCAGGAGGAGGAAAATAGAAGCTGTTTTTATAAACGCATTAACTAATACAGGAGTCTTCTTGACTTAGCTACTTTATGTGTCCGAACCAACGGCATCGTTAGAATAGGAAGTGTTTACGACATTCCCGAAAATTCGATGTTTTTCTGATCCTTACTTTCACTAATTTAAGCCCTACTCATTTTATTTACTGGCCACCCTCTGCGATTTACAGAGACTCAAGGTTCCACCCTTCGGTCTTGGCCAAAACCTGGCATTTTATTTAACTTTATCTCATATAGGACTCCCGTTCATAGATTAGCTGAACGAGACGCATCGAGAGCCTATGGAGTCGGTCTGCGATCTTCCATAGGGTCGAATCTTATATGATCTACCAGTAAAACTTTCGATAGCCCGATCATTAAGGAAGTTTGAAATGGATAAACATTACTTCGGATTAGGCAGTATTTGCTCATTGCTTCCTGCCGTTCACTCATCCCTGAGGACTTTTCGCTATAAGCAGTACTAAGAGCCAACATTTACGGTCTCACGACACGACTAAACCATTTTACGTCTATCCCCTCCACCCCCGAAAGCAGATTCCCTCAGGGACGAAGACTTGCCCGTTTAGTTAGCGTTCTCCTGCCGCCCACCGCTCTATCCGATTGAATTAACTACCTGAAGTAACATTAGAGTAGCTTTGTGAAAGTGGTCGATTCCCTTACCGACAGGGGGTCTAAAACTGCCCGATACACCTACGTTTTATAAGGAGCCTAAAGTGTATCCGCTCTGCCATATCGCTGACAAACTTACCTGTTTCCAACGTTTTCGAGGGTGACCGAAGTTAGCGACCTTCCGTGAGATTAGGCTAATGCCTACCCTTTGACGGATACCCTAGCTATGGGAGAGCTATAAAGGTGGGAAGGGGTACTGTATCGCTGGGTGGATGATCGTCTTATCCCTTCGCTTACTTTCGCTGGGTTCGTGATAACTTTGTGAGTTACCGAGATTCCTGAGCTAGCCCTGCTCGTGAATCCCTCCGCTTTACTGGCGAAGACCGTCTATCTGACCTTTACCGTCCTCTGATGGCTGAGTGATTCTCCTTAATCGACTCGCTCTCTGAGAGTATCGGTGACCCTCGCTTTCAAGATCGGTATGTTCTGCGGGGGAGCCTCGCTCCGTGAGCCCTGGTTATTCCCCTCTCTGATATTAGAACTGGTTATGTTAAAGAACCTGTCCTGCCGAATAGTATCCTTATACTATCCTATATAATACTTTAGTAAATTATAGGGTGAAAGTAAAGCTTTTTTTTCTGTGTTCAGAAGAAAATCCCTCACGAATTTCAATGGTTTATAGTCTATGTCTAAATCCTGTATCACTGATAATCTTGATGGTTTTAGCTACCCTTTGCTGGAGTATCATGCTCTTTTAGCTTTTTTCTTAATGCTTTTTCAGCATTAGCCCTAAATGGAGCAAACCCACAGCTGGGATGGCGTTTTTCAGCGTCCTTCCAATAAAAGTATACACGGATCATCAGCATGAGTTTATCGTATTTATCCATCATCCATCTTCCTTAAGAGTTTTGCTGATTCATATGGTATTATCACTCGTTTCCGATCAAAAATATACAGCTCTGGAAAAACAGCCATTATCCTCTTATTTATGTAGCTTTCAGGCAGCACATTACATGGGCACTCATAGTTGGGAATTTGGTATCCATTAAATATTTTATGACATGTTCTTACACACATGAACGAATTAAAAAATATTGGAGGAAAAGGGCATTTATTACTATACATATCAAAGTCGCTGATTCCACACTCCTTCATATACTTTTTGTGAATCAAAAGCCCTAACAGCAATAGCCTATCTTTTTCATCCATCTATCTTCCTTAATAGCCTCATGTTTTTTATGTACTGATTTACATGATACTCATCAAATATTTCAGGAAATACATTCGACATCCTCTCCATGACACGATTCATACCAATAGAGTCACATGGACAATTCGTGTTATTATCTATGATAGTCATCACCCTCTCTTGTCCTGGATACTGTATTGTACTGAATGATGACTCAGCTTTCCACTCAGGAAATATAGCACCGCAACTGATATTACACGGTATAGTAGGAAAAGGGCACCCAGCGAATTTACCATTAACCTCTGTATCCCACCCCCACCGTTTCACGTTCCAGCGGTATATCACGATCTTTCCCAGCAAATAGGATTTGAGACCGTTATCTTTCAACGTTATTTCGCCACGTAGCTTGAACATAAACAAAATTTCTCCTCAATACAATCTTATAATATAACTCTCTGAAAGTAAAGGGATTTTTCGTGTTAACATAGTTTTATTTTATATCAAACATGTAGCATGGAAAGTATAAGTAAAACAATATGATACAGGAAAACCAACTACATGAACTAATAATTAAACGAGGTCATATGAGAAAAATTCACCAAGAAAAAGTAAAGAGAGTGGAAAATTATAACCA